GGGCCGTTGATGGAGTCGAGGAGCCTGTTGTGTCGCAAGGCAAGGTCGTTGCCTACACCCGACGCTATTCCGACCGCCTCCTAGAGCGTCTGCTGGCCGCAAAGCGCCCTGCTGAGTTCTCGGACAAGGTCCAACACCAACACGCACACAAGCACGTAGGCGTGGTCTTTCAGATTGACACCTCGTTGTGCGACCCGCTGCCCGATGCACCCGCACCCGGCCACGCACCGAACCAGCTCGGTCCTCCCGACGCACAGCAGGACGGGGGCAGCTCGTGACTCCACTCGGTTCATTCGCTTGCTTCGCTTTTTCCCCGCAGGTCGCTCTTTTCACTCCAGAGCACGGCCCGCAGGGCGGGGGGGGGCGGGACCATTTTTTGCGCTCGCCGGGGTCAAACTTCATATCGGGGTCCCCCGCGCTCGACACGCCAGTATTTTTCTCCCTTATGCGAAAAATTATGAAATGTGCTGAGAACCCCCTTAGGTCTCAGAAATGCGAAAAAGAAAGCCAAGGAGTTGGTGAATGAGTTTTCGGAGGGTGGTTGATTGCGATGTGTGTGGGGTGACGGCTGAGGCTGGGCTGGATGCGTTGTACAACGCGATGTTACCGGATGACTGGTACGTGGTTTCATCGCCGAAGAGTCCTGGTGATGGGTGGCACGTGTGTAGTGCTGGGTGTTTGAGGGAGCTGGGATTGAGGATGGCGGAATGAGGGAGTGGCACTGCACGAAATGCTCGGATGAGGCTGGGGTGAAGAAGGCGCATGGGTACGGTAGCTGCGTGGTGATGCACGAGAGCGAGCCTGAGGTGTGCCCTGTGCGTGTGGGGGAGGGAGTGAGGCCGGAGTGGGTTGAGGAGAAGCAGGGGGTTGGTTGCTGGATGGCTACGAGGCTGCTGAGGGCAGCGAGGGGGTTGGTGGAATGAAGTGTATTTGCAGTAATTGCGGTGAATTTGGGCCGTGCGTGGTGGAGGTGGGGCAAGATGTGCCGAGTGACAGGTGCGTGATGGGCCCGGAGTTGTATGCGGCGTGGAAGCCGTACGTTGATGACTCGCTGCGGGGGCGGGTGGGTGTGCTTGAGCAGAAGGCGCTCACGAGCGAGAACAACCATTCGAGTAGCAAGTTCATCACCTCTTGCCACAGCAAGCGGCTTGATGGATTGGAGAAGCGTGAGAGAGAAGCGCGGGCGGGTCTGGACGAGCTGAAGAAGCTTGTGAAGGTCCGGTATGACCGTGCTGAAGCGATTGCGCGTGAAGCACGCGAGTCGGTGCGTAAGCTCGAGCGTGCATCTGATCTACAGGATACTGTGGAGGAGATGAAGGAGCGCCAGGAGCTGCACATGGACCTGCTGATGAAGGACGGGAACAACATCAACAGGCTGCAGGACAAGTTGAACTGCCTCGATATTCGGTGCGAGAAGTCGAGCGGGGCAACGGTGGTGGAGTTCGATGCGGTCCTGACACGGATCGAGGAGTTGGAGCGTAGTTTTGAGACGATGGAGAAGGATATCGCTGGTGCGGAGAAGGCTCGGAACAACCTTGGCCACAGTATGTCGTACGTCAACAACCAGATCCTTTCTCGGTTGGGAGTGTTGGAGAAGAAGCACGACGCTCCTGCGAACCACGAGTCGAGTCTTCGTTTTGTGAAGGTTGACGGCAGGTACCTGCTTCAGCAGTGGGACGACGCGACGAGCCGGTGGATGTTCGTACCGAAGGTGGAAATGGAATAGGACCCGTAACCAGGAGAGAGACATGCCCAGGACCCCGCGACCGTATCGCCCGAGCAAGCCTGCCCGCCCCTCGAAAGCAACTGGTGGCCGCAAGGTCGGCCCCAGCAAGATGGGGAAGGGTGTTGGGAAAGCCACGAAGATGGTCGGCAAGCCGGTCAAGGTCAAGAAGCCCAAGCCCGGCAAGAAGGTCGCCATGGTTGGCAAAGCTGTCAAGGTCAAGCCCGGCCGCAAGACCGCGATGAAGCAGGAAATGGTCGGATTCAGTGGCCCGGCACTCAGGAGACCAGGAAGGTAGAGCCGTGACGGACGAGAACCAAAACGTCTGGTACCAGTGCGCAGCCTGCTGGGTGCTCGTTTGTTGTAGTAAAATGCGACAGACGATGCCCGGCAGTTGGAGGAAGAACCACAGCACTGGCGAGACGTTCTGCTCCCGGCTCTGCGAAAGGAGAGGAAGAAATGGGAACCTCACGTAACAAGATCCTCAAGAGGATCATCGGCGGAGCCTCCATGGTAGGGATGGGTATGGCGATGCAGAATAAGGTCAGGGGTGGGCAACATCCCCTCGATCGCCGTATGCCCCCGTCGGGAGCAGCGAAACGCGACCAGAAACGCAAGGAACTCGGCCGAGGACCGCTTGATGAGGGCGATATCGGACACTGGGATACCGAACCCGAGGAGCCGCGTCAGCCCATGCCCGACAGCGGGATCGGGTCGGATAAAGGGAGAAAAGGCCCGCTGACTCAGCCGGGGGAGGGCAATATATTCAGCCGTATCGGGGAAGATGGGTGGGCTCCGACTCCGACTGCCCCAACCGACAACCGGTTCTATAAACCCGGAAAGGGCAAAGGGCCGTCCTACGAGGACCTCCTGCGCACTCGGACGCCCGAAGGTCGAGGCGGTATCATCAAGGCACTCTACGGCCTCTACCGTGGCAGGGAGCAGTTCGAACGTCGCCAGGGCCAAGCAATGGATGAAATCCAGGAGGCCAGGGACAACATCCGTGGCCAACTCTCCAAGTTCGGCGTCTCGGACGACCTCATCGATGCCCGCACCGACGAACTCATGAAGGACAAGTTCGGCGAAGACTACGAGTCCCTCATCATGGGCACCAGAAGCCCCTCCGACCCCGACAGCATCATGTAACCGCCCACCAGGGCAAAGGAGACCAGAGAGATGAAGCAGTACGACCAGAAGAGCAGCCACGGCGGTACGGGGGGGAAATCCTCCCACTCCCAGTGCTACAAGGTTGGCCGCACCAACCACGAAGCTCACCGCTGCAAGTGCCCCATGACTTACGGCTCGTCCAGTGCCACCAAGAAGCGCCCCAACATGGCCTACGGCCCCGGTGGCGCAGGCAACCAGTACGGACCCGGACAGATGGCGAGGTAACACGTGATCTGTATCCCAGACCCACCGCGAGACAAGGGCTTCCGATGCTCCTCTTGCGGCTGGGTCTGGTTGTACGCCGACAAGGCTACCGGCCTTCTCAGCGAGATCGCGAAGAAGAACAAAACAGCTTGGGCAATGGAATCAGTCGAAAAGGGGGAGTGTCCTGCCTGTGGATACTCTAAAGCGAAGCGCGCATCATGAAGCCGATCCTGACAGTCCTAACGATATTGGCACTTGCGGCGATCATTATGGGCGTACGACTGTACCTGCGGCTACGAACTCTCAGGGTCCTATATGGGGATTTCGACTGGTTCCACTGCTCTTTTTGCGGCACCACGACCTGCAAGCCTGCAGGGAAGGTAGGTTTGCCGGATGGATGGTGTGCAGAAGCGAAAGAGACCTTCTGCTGCAACGACCACAAGGTGATGTATGAAAAGCACGGCGCTCGTCTTCTTGATCTCACTCGTAATCGGATGTAGATCAACCACGCTCCCGGATATACCCGAGATCGTGGAATCGGTCGCGCCGGGGGAGAACGCTACCCCAGCAAGCACTCCTCCCGACGGGGTTCCAGCCTGCCCCGTCACTGAGGCTCCCCCGGCACCACCGGTCGAAGAAGAGGAAGAACCGTACGATGGGATTCGTATCCGTTCTGGCCATATTGCCGTCGATGGCCAAGTTCACACCTGGAGTGCGGCGGCACGCAGGTGCCGCTCGCACGCCGGAAATCATGCGCTGATCCACAAGGATGAGGTCAGCGGGACAACGATCTGGAAAGGTAAACCGAAGCGTCCAATCACGTGGCACGGGAAGACCGGCATACTGTTCGAGTATTGACCATGGAAACGATGATTGACGAGAGGCTGCTGACAGGGCGGAAGCTGTGGCCTGAGGTTCTCCACGTCGCCCAGGTGATGGAGAGGCAGGCGTCAGACCACTTCTCTTGCGACGTGCCAGCCTGTGTAGCGTACGAGCTGGGCTACTACGACTCCAGGTACATGCTCATGAAGCACGACGGAGTAGACCCGCATGATGAGGTCTCTCCGGAGCAGGTGCCGAGTCAGTACCGTCCGGTCATCTCGAAGCTCGTACGACGAATTTCGCAAGATGCAGAGAGGCTTCTTGCGGTTACGGAAGAGTGCGGCATGGACTCGTTGTCCGTGGCGTCACCCGCTGGGGTAGCGGTAGACATAAGAAGGGAGTTCAATGAAAGCGACGAACAGGTGGCAGGCTGACGGTCGGGTGTTCCTGGCGGTGGAGATCGAGGACGTGGACTCGAACGACGAGGTCCAGGGGTTCCTCGCGCACCACGGCTTCGATATGGACCGGGAGCACGAGATTGAGGTCGACAACAAGGGTCGCGGCGAAGACAAGTTCAGCCGACTCGTGGTGTTCTCGCAGCCAGTGGTTGAGAAGGATCAGAAGCTCGACGAGCTGAACATGATGCTCCTGGCGACGATGCACCACTATTCGACCGTCCTGGGGCCAGGGAAGCTCGCTCCTGCGGCGATCCTCGCGGTGGGTGACGTCATGATGCGCTCCCTCTCCCGAATTGCGGAGAACCGAAATGCAGAGAAGAAGCGCCCGCGCCGCAAGAAGGCCGCGAAGAAGCCCGCTCCCGCCGCTGAGAAGAGCGATTTTCCCGAGGAGACCAAGGAATGAATCAGTCCTGGAGAGACAGACTGGCGGACTGGTACGGCGTCGAACTGATGTTCCTGGACGTGTTCGGGGCGGAAGGGGAGGCGCGCTACGGGTACGACAAAGCTATCGTAGGAGTCATGCACGATGTCGATCAGCCGGTCGTAGTCTATGACGAGACCAAGATACTAAATAAGCTGATGACGCAAGGGCTAAACCTCCCCGAGGCGATCGAATGGTTCGAGTACAATATAGCGCGTGGCGCTCGATATATGGGGCCGGGCGCTCCGGTCTTTATCGATTCGACACATTGCACAGGAGAGGCACCGAATGAACAGCAAGCGCGCAAAATGGTTGCGGACAATCGCACTGCGAACATGGAACGCGATGCCGCAGCGCCAGAAGGTCCCGGGGCAGACGTTCCAGAACTTCTTCCGCCGGATAAAACGAGCGTATAACTCCGGAACCCTTGAGTTTGTGGAGGGTGAGTGATGGTTGAAGATTACGATCTCTACGACGCAGAAGCAGATATTCCGGACGACGTGTTCGTGCAGGTCCGGAAGGTAGGGGCTCTATGGCGGGTGGTCGATTCAACTACGGGCGAGGTCTCGCTGAATTCCAACAGCAAGCCGCTAGATGGCGGTGGTCACCGGAATGTCAGCAAGGCAAAGCGGCAGATAGGACACGTCAACAAAGCCGTGGCCAAGATCAAGAAGAAGGAGCGTCAGTTCTAGATGCCGGAAACCGAATACATCAAGTACACGCCTGAGGCCACCCCGAAGCTGTTCCATGCTTCCCAGCATTTCGTGCGGGGCATTATGGGGCCTATCGGGAGCGGCAAGTCGAGTGCTTGTTGTGTCGAGATATACATGCGTGCCCTACGGCAAAAGCCGTTTCGGGGAGTCCGCAGGAGTCGTTGGGCGATCATCCGAAACACGTATCCAGAACTCTTGAGCACGACGATCAAGACCTGGACTGAGTGGGTTCCCGAGCAGGACGGATGTGGTCGCAAGATCTGCCCAATTACCCGGGGCTCCCCGATCACGGGGCGCATGAAGATCCCGGACATCGGCGACGGCACGGCGCTGGACATGGAGGTCATCTTCCTGGCCTGCGACCGAGATGAGGACGTCAGGAAGCTCAAATCGCTTGAATTGACCGGCGGATGGATCAACGAAGCGTGCGAAATACCGAAGTCTGTTTTCGACATGCTGACTGGCCGCGTCGACCGCTACCCCTCCAAGAAGCTCGGCGGGACGACCTGGACGGGTGTCATCATGGATACGAACCCTCCAGACACTGACTCCTGGTGGTACGAGATCGCCGAGGAGAAGCGGCCGAGGGAGATGATATTCTTCAAGCAGCCTCCGGGCCTGATCCTCATGAATCCGGAGCATGATGACGAGACGGAGCCGATCTACGTCCCGAATGCCGGACAGGTCCCTGGAATCCCCGCTGCGGAAAATATCGTCAACCACAACAGCGGTTTCGACTACTACATGCGGCAGATCCCCGGCAAGGACCGCGAGTGGATCAAGGTCTTCATCCAGGGCGAATACGGCGTAATCCAGGCCGGAAAGCCAATTTATCCGGAGTACAACGACGGGAAGCACGCACTTGAGAATCCCCCCACCCCTCTCTACGGATTGCCGTTAATTCTCGGGTGGGACTTCGGCCTGAACCCGGCTTGCGTAGTCTGCCAGCTCACCTCTACTGGGCAGTTCGTTGTGCTACATGAGCTGATTTCAGAGGATATGGGCGTGCGCAGGTTCGTCCGCAACATGGTTGTCCCGTTCATGCGCAACCGGTACCCAGGAATGCACCTGATGTCTGTGGGCGATCCTGCTGGCTCTCAGCGCGTAGAAACCGACGAGATGACCGCCATGCGCATTGTCAAGGAGGAGGGGCTCCCGATCATCCCTGCCTCCACGAACAAGTTCAAGAAGCGGCGTGACGCGGTTGCCAGCTTCCTCATGGTGAGCGATCTCGACGGACGGCCCGGATTCGCCCTCTCGCCGGAATGCCGGATGCTGAGGGGCGGATTCATGGGCAAGTACTGCCTGCGCAAAATGAACGTCCCGGGAGCCACCCGCTACGCCATGGTGCCAGACAAGAACATCTTCTCACACGCGCACGACGCGCTCCAGTACGCTGCCCTGGCTGCTCGCGGTGGCCACGAGAGCGAAAACACAATCGGCACCGGATACGGCGGGCAGCACGCCTTCGATGTCGAGCCAGACGCCGACGTCGTTGACGCTTGGTTTTGATGTTCCACGTGGAACATCCATGACGGCGTGACGGCAAGTTTCTGCCTTTGTCAGAAGAGAACACTCTCTCTTTCTATATTCCCTATACCTTTTGTGTTCATAAGGGGGAAAAAGTGGTGTCACGGCGTCATGCTTTAGCGTTATTTTCCACTTTGCTTGACGGTTGCTTGACAGCGTTGACGTTATTTGATACCTTCTATGGTGGATTTCAAGCTCGGGAATCCTGCGCGGCACCCGGTGTGCCTACAAGCGAGGTCCGAGCTTATGAACGGTGGGCAGTTCACGCAGACACGCGGAACCCACGGACTGATCCAATACTCGACTGCTGAACAGCTTTCTCAGCAGGAAGAGGCCGCGATCCAGGAGGAAGTAGCCGAGCAGGGCTCTCCCTGGAAATCCATGCTTTCTGCCTTCGTGCATGAGTCGTACCTACAGGCCAGCGAGGCGAAGCAGACCGTCCAGTACGAGATGCTGCAGTTCCAACGGCAGCGGGACGGCTACTACGACGCCGAGAAAAAGGCCAAAATCGAGAAGAAGGGCATCCAGCCGATCTTCTTGAAGGTCACCGAGACCAAGTGCAGAGCCGCAGAGGCGTGGATCTCCGACATCCTCTCTTCACCCGAGGAGAAAACCTGGGGGTTGGAGGGCACGCCTATACCGGACCTGCCTGAGGACGTGACGCAGCAAATCGTCCAGAAGACGCTCATGGAGTGGCTGGAAGAGCGCCAGAGGATGGGCACGCCTATCGACCCATCCGAGATAGCCATGCGCGCCGGGCAGCTACGGGACGACACCCTGACGGACATGAAGAAGCACGCCGATGACGCGGCGAAGCGGATGCAGGTCAAAATCAAGGACCAGTTCGTCGAGGGGAACTTCACCAAGGCTTTCAACGAATTCATCAGCGACCTCTGCACCTTCCACGTCGGCATTCTCAAGGGGCCGATCGTGCGGCGCAGGAAGACCTACAAGTGGGTCAAGAACGAGAAGACGGGGCGGTGGAAGCGGCAGATTACGCACGACCTGAGCCCTGAATACGAGTGCATCAGCCCGTTTGATGCTTACCCATCGTCTGACTCGACGACCTGCCAGGACGGCAGCTTCTTCATCGAGAAGATCCGGCTCAGCCGTGCAGACTTGGTCAGGTTGAAGAAGGAGCCCGGATACGATTCCGAGGCGATCGACGTAGTCCTGCAGACCTTCGGGATGACCGGATACGAGATCGAGACGGGGTACGAGTACAACGAGGAGCGCAAGAGGCTCCAGCAGCGCAGAGAGAACACCCAGGACCAGCACAAGAGCGACCAGTCGCTCGAAGGTCTCAACTTCTGGGGTAGCGTGCAGGGCGCTCTGCTTATGGATTGGGCCGACGGCCAGGGCCGGGCCCTTGAGAGCCTGGGCTTCTCCGGCATCGAGCCTCTTGGCGAGTACGAGGTCAACCTCATCACGTGCGCTGAGACGCTCATCATGGCACGTCCGAATCCGGACGAGATGGACCGGAGGCCGTACTCCAAGTCCTGCTACGCTATCGTGCCGGGCGGGTTCTGGGGCAAGGGTATCCCGCAGCTCATGGAAGACACGCAGCAGATTATCAACGCTGCTGTGCGGTCCCTGGTGGTGAATATGGGTCTGGCCGCTGGGCCGCAGGCCGCTATCCACGACATCACGAAGCTGCCCCCTAACCAGAAGAAGGTTACCGCCATCCACCCCCTCAAGATTTGGCAGTTCAACAATGCCGGAGCCCCGGGCGGTGGAGCCCCGATGACGTTTTTCAATGTCGAGTCACGCGCACCTGAGCTTCTGAGGATTCTGGATCAGTTCATCCGCCTGTCGGACGACATCACCGGAATCCCCGCGTATGCCTATGGCAACGAGCGTGTTGCTGGTGCTGGCCGTACGATGGGTGGGCTATCCATGCTCATGAACTCTGCGGCCAGAGGCATCCGGAAGGTGATTGCGCGTATCTACGAAGAAGTTGTCAGCGAAGTAGTGATGCGCCAGTTCGAGTACAACATGGATCACTCATCTGACGAGACGATAAAGGGTGATGTGCGCATTCGTCCTCTGGGTGTGCTGCACCTAATCATCAAGGAGCAGGTGGCTGCTCGACGACAGGAACTCCTCGCCGCGACCCAGAACCCGGTCGACATGCAGATCATGGGTATCAAGGGCCGCGCCGAACTGCTGCGCGAAATCTTCAGGGCGCAAGACGTTCGGGAAGGAATAATCCCGTCGGAAGAGGAGCTGGACGCACGAGAAGAAGCGAGAATGAAGCAGCAGGCCGCTGAGGAAGCTCAGGCAGCGGGTGCCGCTCAAGGTGGACCCATGGAGGCTCCTCCACAAGGTCCTCCGATGGGGCCGGAATAACAAACGAACCAGCAGGAGAAGGATATGAAGAAATGGGTAGCGATGGCCCTGGTGGGCCTCATTGCGACGTGCGCGTTCGGTAACGACCGCGAGCAGTTCAGTGTTGGCGAGTTGACTATCGAGTCGAGCATTGTCAACAACGGCACGCTGACGCAGGTTGGCGATGTGACGCAGACCGGTGGCCTGACCATCGGTGGCGACATCACGATGGCGAACGGCATGGTGCAGGACAACGACACGGCCAAGATCCTGAAGTTCATCGAGGACACTGTTGTTACGGGTGCCTCGAATCTTCTGAGCATCGTGTTCGAGTCGGACAACCTTACGAACAACATGGCCGACAACCAGACGTTCATCCTGGACTTCCAGGCAGCGGACGACGCCACGACTACGAACGTCACCTACGGCAAGATCACGGTCACGGCCACGGACGTTACGGACGGGACCGAGGATGCAACGGTCGCTATCGCGGTACCGGTTGCTGGCACGGAGACTACGGTTGGTACGTTCAGTTCGAGCGGCCTGGCTCTGGCGAGTGGCGACACGGTGAGTGTCGACGGGTTCGCGATGCTCCTGTCCGAGTCCAACACGCCCTGGCGTGTCGAGACCGGCACGGCTACGGCCGACGAGGCGGTCACGTTCGGTACCGCTTTTGCGAGCGGCACCCCCATTGTTCTGGTCGATGAACTTGGTGCTACGGGCGGGACGAACGCTTATGCAGCCGGCGCGGGCACGACCGGTTTTGTTTGCACGAACGTGGCGAACGGCCTGACGTGCAATTGGATTGCCATCGGCGTGAAGTAAGGATTTAGAGGAGCCCGGCATGAAGCCCCCGGCTCCTCATCATCGGGCTCAGCAACAGGTAGAACGCTTGAAATCACCAGACAAAAAAGTTCTGGAGTCGATATTGGGTCTGTCGGGTGACCCTCGTTTCGAAAACATCCGGCGATGGGTGAAAGACAGTCTTCAGGAGCAGAGGGTGAAAAACGACCAGCTCGAAGGTACAGCCATATACCGAGGACAGGGCATGGCTTTGACTCACGCTGATCTCGTTGAGTACCTGGAGCGGCCTGAGGATTTTCTCGAAGACTTGTAGCGGAACACCATTACGGGCTCCGCGCCTGTGAAGACCCTGAAGGGCTCACGAAAGGAAAAACGAATGACGAAGCTGCCACAAGCACTGGTAGAAGCCGGAAGAGAAGCTGACCGTATTCTCGATGATATAGAGAGCGGGAATGTCAACACCGAGGCCAATGAGCCCCAGGCTGACCAGCACTACGGCCATGAACCGGAGCAGGACGCGCATCAGCCTCACTCGGAGGATGAGAACTCGGAGACGTACAAGCAGCGCTGGAGTGTTCTCCAGGGCAAGTACAACGCCGAGGTGCCGCGTCTGTCGGCAACTGTGCGACAGCAGACCGAACAGATCACTCGCCTGACATCCAAGATCGAGGGCCTCATGCAGGAGAAAGAGGAACGCGAAGCGGCGAATGCCGTACCGCCGTATCTCCGACACCTGACGGAAGAGGAACGTCAGAGCGTCGATGAGGACTCGGTTGGCCTCCAGGGGCGGATTACCGAGGGAGTGATTGAGGACAAGCTGAAGCCCGTAACCGAACAGCAGGAGACGATCAACGCCAAGCTCAACTCGCTGAAGAGCGAGCTGTTCTTCTCCAAGGTCGAGATTCAGTGCCCGGGTGCGATCAAGCTGAATGGTGATCCATCCCGAGGCATCGAGCCTGATCCCGACTTCATGGAGTGGCTCATGGGCAAGGACGATGGTTCCGCTGTTACACGTGGCGAAATCGCACAGCAAGCCTACCGCGAAGGTGACGTCGATAGGGTTGCAGAATTCTTCAGGACCTACCTGAAGCTGAATGGCGCTGCGCCTAAAGCTCCCGAGACCGTATCTCCACCCTCTCGTCCTACGCCCCGCTCTGCGGAGGCCAGGAACGCGAGCAAGAAGTACTACACCGCCGCTGAGGCCAACAGGCTGACGCAGAAGGCGATCAAGTACAACGTGCAGGGGCGGGTGAAGGAAGCGTCTCGAATTGAACAAGAACTAACAGAAGCCGCGATGGAAGGGCGCATCGAGGGAATCTCGTAACCGCCTGATAGTCGGGGCTGGAGGAGAAGAAAATGGCATATCCGACCGCACCTGGATTCAGGGACATTGGGTCGACCACGATGATTTATCATCCGACCCTGTACGCTCCGAAACTGCTCATCAAGTTCTACGCGAGAACGGTTTTCGGCGCGATCTCCAACACCGACTACGAGGGTCAGATCTCGAAGATGGGTCAGGAAGTCAAGATCCGCACGCTTCCCGACATCACGATTCGTGATTACCGCAAGGGCCAGACGCTCGTCAACGAGCAGCCGACGTCGACCGCGACGAATCTGCTCATCGACAAGGGCAAGTACTGGGCCTTCGTCGACGATGACGTCGACCAGAAGCAGACCGACATCAAGGACTACGTCGAACAGTGGACGGGCGATGCTGCCGAGCAGCTCGCCATCACGATCGACACCGGTATCCTCGGTGACATCTACAGCTCCGCGAATGCTAGCAACCAGGGCGCGACGGCTGGCGCGATCAGCTCGAACATCAACCTGGGCGTGAGCGGTACGCCGCTGGCGCTGACCAAGGCCAACATCCTCGAAAAGATCGTTGACTGTGGTCAGGTTCTCGACGAGCAGAACGTCCCCGAGATGGGACGCTGGATCGTGCTTCCTGCGTGGGCGTGCGCGATGATTAAGAAGTCCGACCTCAAGGATGCTTCGCTGGCCGGTGACGGCACCAGCGTGATCCGGAACGGTCGCGTCGGCATGATCGACCGCTTCACGATCTACATGAGCAACAACCTCACGAACACGACCGATGGCGCGAACGAAGTTGCGAACTGCATCTTCGGCACGAACCACGCGCTCACGTTCGCGAGCCAGCTCACGAAGAACGAGTCGCTCCGCAACCCGAACGGGTTCGGCACGCTGTACCGTGGCCTCCAGGTCTACGGTTACAAGGTCGTCAAGCCGGAGGCGCTCGGTTGGCTGTACGCTTACCAGGGCTAGAAGATGATTGCTGACGGGGGCCGCAAGGCCCCCTGACGCGGAAAGGAAAAGGATACCATGGGATCGACGAATACCTTCAAGAAGGCTGGCGGGCTCCTCGCAGCCCAGGCAAACCGCAAGGTCGCGCAGATCGTCGTCGACTTCTCGAAAGAGACTGTCGTTGCTGACGATACCGTGAACCTGTGGACGATTCCGGCTGGCTGCTACATCGAGGCAGTCACCGCTCAGGTGGTCACCGCAGAGGGTGGCACGCTGACGTTCGACGTTGGTGATGCCGCGAGTGCTGCGGACGACTACATCGACGGCGCGAACGGCAACAGCGCCGCGTGGCTGATGGGTGACGGTGGCGACGGTACGACCGCGACCACAACTGTTCACAGCCTTTATACGGCTGCGTCCATCCTGACGCTGACCCCGAAGAACGACGCGGACACGGCGAAGATCGTCGTCCACGTTCTGTACTACGACCCGACCGGCGCGTCCAACAACGTGTAGTCGGGCTTTGACGACAAAGTGCCCCGGGGTGGTTTACTCCGCCCCGGGGGACACAACACGAAAGAGGAAGCGACATGACCGAATCGTATCTGCGCAGGCGCGGCACCAACGTGGTTCTCCAGTGGACCCCAATCCAGGCTCAGCGCCCGGACATGATCCCGATCTCTCAGGAAGAGCGGGACGCTTGCGTCGAAGCGCAGAAGCGCGACGGCCAGATCCGGGCCGCAAAGGCTGTAGAGACTAAGCTGAACGCGCCCGCCCCGACCGAGATCAAGGACATGCTCCGCGACGAGCTTATCCAGAAGGCCGACGAGCTGAAGATTCACGTCGGTGACAAGTGGAAGACTGAAACCATCCGCAGGCATATCTACGACGCTCTGAAGCAGAGCGAAGAGATTGAGACCGGGATGAGGGAGTCCCAGCCCGTCTACAGCGGGGAATAGGGACTGGAGAGGCCAGCGATGACAGCAGCGGACATCATCAGTCGAGTGAGAGACCTGATCTCCGACACCGTAGAGGAGTATCGCTGGGGCGATACGCGACTCCTCCGGTACATCAGCGATGGCCTCCAGGAGATATGGCGTCTGGCCCCGGACGCCTTCCACCTTACCTCAGTGGTGATCGACGCGCCGGACGAGGCAACGGCCACCAACTCAACGATTTCAATGCGTACGGAGTACCGCGCCGCGTTGTGCAGTTACGTCTGCTGGCGCGCTCTTGGCGAGGATGCCGAGGACGTGGACAACATGGATCTATCCAAGCAGCATCTCCGGGAGTTCAATGACCGTGTAGCGCTGTAGGAGAGTCAGATGGCGAAAACTGAAATCGAATCATGCCTCCTGCCGCATGTCGTCACGATCGTTCCTGGCGCTCCCAAGCCGCTGATGCTCCAGGAAGCGCGTAACATTATCATCGAGTTCTTCCGAAGGACAGAGGGCTGGACGATTGAGGCCGATACGATTGGCCTGATCGAAGACGTGGTCGATTACGACCTGGACTACGACACGACTCACGTGGATATCGCTTGCACGAGGGTGGAGACGATCAAGGACGGCACCTGCAAGTACAAGGATTCCTTGATGACGGCTGGGGAGGACTACTCTCTCTTCGATGGCGATGACGGGCCGATGATTAAGCTTGCCGTCGAGCCCAGCGAGGATGAGGCGGATGGGCTCACGATGGACCTCGTTATCGTCCCATCGCCCTGCGCGGTCTACATCCCGACTCACTTCTTCAACCGCTGGTACGAGTGCTGGGCCGCAGGGACGGCCATGAAGCTCCTCTCGATGCCAAGCAAGGCTTTCTACAACCCGCAGCTCGCAGGCTATTACAAGGGGGAGTACAGGCGACTCCTGGCCGATGCGATCTTCTTCTACAGCAATCAGGGTGTTGGTGCCGAGACCGATGCCCAAGGGGAGAGTTGGCTTCTATGAGTTCACTTATCCGCGTCGTAGCGAACGACACACTCCCTGACGTTATCTTTCAACTGAAGAACGATTCGAACGATGAGCCCGTCGATGTGTCCGGGAGCAACACCACCCTGGCGTTCCGCTTTCGCATGAAAGGCTCTGCAACGACGCTCTTCGAGCAGGCCATGACGAAGGTCGACGAAGGCGAGACCGGCTACGTGCGGCTCTCCTGGCCATCTGACGGCCTGGAGGACCTGACCCCGGGTCGTTACGAGGGGCAGATAATCATCACGTTCTCATCGGGAGCACAGACGGTTCTGGATAAACAGTCTTTTCGGGTCTACGAGCAGTTTGCGGAAGCATCATGAGCAGTACGTGCAACACCGGTAGTTGTTCGACGAGTTCCTCCGGCAGTAGCCATTGCCAGAAGATCAGCCAGGGGACGAAGCTCACTGCGTCAGTGTCGGCCGACCAGTTTAGAATCAACCGCGCTTTCATCGTGTTTCAGGATGACTCGAAGACGACTGACGTCGCGGCATTCAGTCCAGTTATCGGTGACTACCCGCTACACGGCGGGGCATACACCCCTGGTGGTGCCTACGACAGCGGATACGACTCCGGCTTTGACATCGGATAGGAGACTCGATCATGTACGCACCGTTGCCTGCAAACTACATCCGGACGACGCTGGATGGAGACATCACGGACACTGACCTCACGATGACGGTCTCAAGCGTGTCCGGATGGCCAACGATCACGAACGACGACTACTTCTACCTCGTGTTGGTCCGAGCAACGGACGCCACGAAGGAGATCGTGAAGGTGACAGCGTTCGACGCAACGACCAAGGTCGCGACGATCGAGCGAGCAGCCGATGGCACTATTGCCAACACCTTCTGCGACGGCGACCGCGTAGAGATGTGGGTCACCAGGGCTCTGCTGCTTGAGCTGGCCGCGCTGCCGAACCTAACCCTTGGCACACCTAGCGTGGTGAGTAACACGGCCACGATATCCATCCAGGTAAACGATCACCCGGACAACCTCACGTACACCTCTTTGCGGATGTGGCTCATCGACGACAACACGAACCCGAACGATGTCACATTGTCGGTCCCAACAGGCGGAGACACGAGCGTTGAATGGACGGTCATCACGGATTCGTCTGGGGCATACTCGCACTCAATAACTCACACGGGCTCTTCGACCACGTGGTATCTGGCCATCGAGGTCGACGGGCGCGTTTACATCACCGACGCCATCACGCTCGGCTCTTAGGAGGAGACATGTTCAAGAAAGCCATAATCGTATACACGATCTTCCTGATGTGTTCAGCGGTGCTCGTGTACTCGCAGTCGGTGAAGCGTAGTTTTTACCGTGTGTTCGCAGCGCAATATGGCAGCAGTCTCAACGGGACAACGCTGACCAATTTTGTGGACAGGATGGGAGACAGGTTCTCGTACGTCGTCATCGATGGCGGTCGCTGGGATGTCGATAAGAGCGTTACCTTCCCCACCAACCTTCACCTCGTGTTCGCTGCGGACACATACTTTGACATCTCGAACGGCGTCACCGTGACAGTGAACGGTGGAGTCGATGCAGGATACTTCACGGTATTCCAGGGCTCTGGAATCGTTACTGGCGCGCCCAAGGCGGATTACTGGAACCCGCTGTGGGACCAGTCGAAAGGCGGTACTGGTGTAATCCAGAGCGCCGACTCATCCGAGATCCTGCGGGTCGTTACGAACACACAGACGATCGTCTACAAGACGGGTACCACGCAGAGCTTCTACTATGCCGAGTGTCAGGATAGCCTCGTCGTCGCTTCGAACCTCACCGTAAGCAACAGCATCACGCTTGGTGGTGTAGCGCGGGATTCCTGGCCAGGGTTCGACACGAATGTCGTGCCTGCGGGCACGATCCTTCCATGGGGCTCGATGAGTAACGCGCCGAGCGGATTCCTTTTCTGTGACGGAACCGGGTACGAAACGAACGGTGTATATTCAAACCTCTACTTCACGATCGGCACGAACTTCGGCTTCAACATTGCGGCAGGCAAGTTCCGAGTGCCTGATCTTCGCGGCTACTTCTTGCGCGGATGGGACAACGGCCAGGGCCGCGACCCTGACGCTGCTGACCGCCTCAAGAACACAGGCGATGGCAACTCGGGCGATAACGTAGGTAGCCGTCAGGTAGACAGCGTTCAGGCACACAATCACACGTTCCCAACCGCTCAGTCGTCCGATGGAACAGACACCTACCTTGAGCATAGAGGGCAGAGCGCAGACGATACGCAGACGACGACGCAGATGAGTTTCCCGCCGGGTGCAGCCTCCTCTACAACCACGAACGAGACTCGCCCGAAGAATGTCTACGTGAACTTCATCATCAAACACTAAGGAGAGAACATGAAGAAGCTCGTTATCATCGCCGCAATCGCCTGCGCGGCTAGCTTGTGCCTTGCCGGGCCGCTGGATTCCGTATGGAAGACGCCGATGAATGGCACTGTAGCCTGGACGAACAGTGGCGGGTACAAGGTTTCGATCGAGAGCATCATGGTCACGTTCCCTGCAGGCACAGCGAACACGACGACCGTGTACACCGTCGAGAACATCTACACCAACGGCGCGGTCCAGCACACGTACACGAACACCGTGTCTACAGACAATGACGCGGCAATGGTGACGTTCTTGTTCGAGTCAAACGGCGGGAAGATCCCCGTCTGCGAGAACGGTGTGTTGATTATCGAGAACACGGATACGAACACGGCTTTCGTGACGTTTGCGAAGTCGCTTCAGTAAGGGAAAAGCTATGCGTTTTCTTACAGTTGGACTGCTTCTTGCCGCGTCCACCGCCTTCGCTGGCGTGTACGTGAATGGCGAGCGCACGGATGTTGGGACGACGATCCCTACGAACAACTTCGTGACGCTCGATACTGCCCAGGTGATCTCCGGCCAGAAGACGATCGGCTCGCTCCTGACAGGAACGACGAATGTAGCCGACGAGATCGGGAATCTCGCGGCCGCGACGAACGGTCTTGTGTCGGATGTCTCGTCGCTCTCTACCGCCACGAATAACCTGACGACTGATGTGACGACTCTCAACACGAGCACGTCTGCACTTCAGTCCCAGGTGAGCGGGATCACGCCGTACGACCCGACGCTTACGGTTCGTTCGATCCCAGCCGCAGGCATCACCGCCACGACGAACGATACCTTCGGCACGGTGTTCAATGTCACCTACGACGGTGCCACGGAGATCGAGTTGCCGGACGCTGTAGCGGGCCGTTCGATTTCAGTCCGTAACACGGCCTACCAGCAGGTGTTGCAGATCACTCCTGCATCTACCGACGCGCTCATCATTCCTGGTGCGGGCCTGTTGGCTGACGGTGCCCCGGCATCGAGTGACGCAACGAACGCGGCAGGTGCCGACATTGTAGCTCTCAACGGCAGCAACTGGTCTGTCACGGCAACCGGAGGTGCGTGGACGAACGCTACGTCACTCAGCGCCTCGTACCCCTGGTGGACGAAGGTGCTGCGCCGGTACACGTTCGACGCAACGAACAACCCGACCGCAGGTACGACTGCTGACACAAGCCCGTATGAGGATCACGCTTCGATCAACCAGGGCACGAGTGCGGAGCCGTTGTTCGTGTCCAGCAACGACGCCGGGATCGCCTGGAACGCCTTCGAGTTCGATGGCAACAACGATCATCTGCTGGCCACGACGAACGATTACGGCGCGATCAAGGCTTCGTCTGAGGGTACGTTTGCCTGCTGGGCATACAGCACTGACGACGGGGTTGGGGAGCACGATGTTTTCGGCATGGCCCCTCCGACGAGCGACGGCGACCGCCACCTCGGTTTCGGCATCAATGCGGCACGCCCGTACCTCACTTGCCGGACCATCTCCAGCTACTGCGCCATCCAGGCACCTGCCGGAGATGCGCTCACGACGAACACCTGGTACCACCTGGCGTTCACAGCGGACGGCTCGTCTTACGTGACCTACATCAACGGTACGCAGAGCACCTGGACCGTCACGAGCGGCAGCAACCACGGTAGCTGGATCAACGCAGACACCAACGGTGCGTCTGCGTGGACGAAGATGACGTTCAGCAGTTACTTTAATAGCGGCGATGGGTATCTGGCATGGAACGGGTGGCTTGCTCGACCGCAGTTGTGGAACCGAGCGCTTACTACTGGTGAGGTCGCCGCAGTCTTCGCCCAGGAAAATACCGACGGCGGGTTCGGTCTTTAAGGAGATGACGATGAAGAAGATGGCATTCCTGATTTGGATTCTGGCAGTGGTCTCGGTCCTGGCATTCCCGAAGTACGTGGTAGTCGGCATCCAGAAGGACGACCTTGACGCCGCGACGCGAACGAAGCTGAAGACCGGCCTGCGTTCGCTCCTCAAAACGAGCGAGACGTTGGACAACGACCCGTGGAAGTACTACCAGGAGGGGAGCCTCGCTGCTGACACGAACACGGTTGTCTACTACGCCGTGTTCTACACGAAGCACTTCTGCGCGAAGTGGCTCGGGCGTACCGGTGCCCGACGGTTGAGCAACGCGCATTTTCAGATGTGGTGGGACGCAAACAAGGCGAAGTTACAGGCACGCCGCAACGCGATCACCGGCCGCGTGGACAAGGCATCATTCATCCTCCAGACCGGCGATGACTGGAAAGAGGTCCTGACCGACAACGGAGTCTTGCCTGCGGAGCAGTAAGGAGAACCAAATGGCCAGCCGTATTTTTATGACCGCTCTCGCCCTGTGGCTGGTTGTTGGCTCAGCCTACGGGCAGACAAATGCCACGATCCGTGATCGCGACACTACGCTGACGCTGCTACAGGATAACGTAACGCAGGACATCTCGCCGAAGGACCACCGCGACAGCCTCGTATCGACCTGGGACGGGGGTATTGTACACGGCAAGCTGTACGTGGATGGAGAAGTCGGGTTTACGAATGGCCCGTTCGTGGTCACGAACTCGATCATCCGGTTTGTGGACGGGTCAGAGCGCAATTACCAGTGGGTCTGCACCAACGACGTTACTGGTGCAGGCACGTGGGTCCGAGCCACCGGGAATCGCTACACCCTGGAGACGATGGGCGATGCCTACCTCACGAACGACCTCGAAGACATCGTCAACGCCTCAGATTACGCGGCTGACCCGGAGATCGATAACGTTGGTGCCGTGACCTGGGACCAGAACAGGAGAATGTTCTGGTGGATGGAGAACAACTTCAACCAGACGAAGTACGTCTACGCGCACCGATTCGAGCCGGACAACACCTTGCAGCAGCGCGTAACGCTGACTGGGTTCAAGGACCTGGAAGGCATCGAGTGGTACGGTGGCACGAACTTCGCGATCTGCGAAGAGGGCGGATACGACGACAGCGGAGTTCCGCAGGGCATCTACTTCATCGGGATCGATACGAACACGACGACCATCGACGATGCTGACTTCACCCAGTGGACCTTTGACCAGAACGCACCCAGCAACGCGACCGACGGCCTTGAAGGTATTGCCTACGACGAGAACGCCGACAAGTGGTACGGCGTGCAAGAGGGCGAGGACCCTGGCGATAACGCGATGCGGTTCTTCGAGATCGGACTCGTAGCAGCCAGCAACAAGCTCACGATGACCGAGCCGTTCGACGCAGAGGCGGTGTGGTCGAATGTCGTAGATGACCTATCCGACATCGAGATCGTTGACGGGCGGTTCTTCTGCATCAGCGATGCTACGCCTCTCGTGTTCGAGTTCGACCCGGTGACTGGCAACATCCTCCAGCGACAGACGAATGCTTTCACGCAGGGAGAGGGTATCGCATGGTCTGACGACTTCCGATACGAGTGCGTAGTGGGAGAGCCCGACGAGATGCAGGTGTGGCGCGACCGCTGGGCAGGCCCCTCTGTCAACTCGGGCGACCTGATGGACTACGAGGTGTGGGTTGCGTCCACGAACGCGCTACAGACCCAGATCACGGCGATCCCCGGCGCGAGTGGTACTGCCTTCCTGGCGAGCAACCAGACGTTCACTGCTACGAACACGTTCAACACTACGACCCTGTACAACGGCAACGTGGGTATCGGCACAAACGATCCGCAGGACAACCTGCACGTCGTTGGTGGGGTCATCGTTGATGTCGGGAATATCGACGCAACGGACGCCACGATATGGGCCAACCTTGTTGATACGGAGACGGTCGGCGTTGGTGTAGAGGTGGACGGTGAGTCGAGCGCGAATGTCACGAACTTCATCGACGGCCACTTCACCGGAGAGCTGAACGTTGGCGGTTCGATTTATGCAGGGACCACGAACCTGCTGACGCTCGCTGGCGGGACAGAGGTCTACACGAACCAGCCCAACGTGTTCACTGCCGCGAGCACGAACACGTTCTTCGGTGATACGATATTCTCCAACGACGTGACCTTCAAGGGTGGTGCTGCAACAGCCAACCTGAACATGAACGTTGGCAACATCGCCGGTGCCGGGACGATCACGATCTTCGGTGACATCGACGGCCAGACGGTTGGTGATGTGACGAACATGGTTGGTGGTGAGTTCAGCGGCATGGTGAACGCTGGCGAACTGTTGATGCAGGGGCTCATTAACCTGAACGGTAACTGGATCAACGGTGACGAGAACGTGAACGAGGGCTTGTATGTAGACGGATCTGGTGATGTCGGTATCGGCACGAACAATCCTACCGAGGATCTGTCGATAGTGGACGCTTTCCCGCAGTTGTATATGTACGACAGCAGCGACACCAACGGTGCTGCGGACTTCGCCATCGCCTTCCTTGACCAGACCGGGAACGATGTGTTCGCGTTCACCTACGGCAACAGCGACGTAAACTTCGGTATCTCGGATTCGGATAACGAGACTGGCAACATTTACTTCAAGACGGCGAACGACACGATCATGGTGTTGCAGGCAGACGGCAATGTCGTTGTCACGAATGAGCTTATTGTTGGCACCACGAACGTGACCACGCGCCTGGATGAACTGGTGACCGGCACGAACGCCTTGCAGGTGCAGATCGACGCACTTAGCCCGACCGGCAGCGTGAACCTAGCGGCGTACAACCACTTCACCGGCCCGTCGAACGAGTTCGATAACACAGTGTACTTCAACACGGACATCCTCGTAGGCGGGACGAACGTCATGGAGGAGATCGCCGGGATCTCCGGTGTGAGCACGAACGACTTGAACAAATGGGCAACCACCAACTATTTCGAGGACGGCATCGAGGTGAGTGGCGGGCGCATATTCGTGACGAACACGACGCAGATCGACGTGATGATTCCTGCCGACGAGACTGCCATGCGCGTCCTAAACGACGAGACTGCTGATGCGGTAGTGTTCATCGGTTCCGATAGCGGAGCGCAGGGTGGCAAGATCACTGTCAACGATACGAACGGGACACAGGGCGTAGAGATAAACGGTGACGGCAGGATCATATTCAACTTGATCGGATCTGATCCGACACACGAAGAAGGCACCATGTTCTACGATCCTGACCACCATGCGTTTGCCTACTACAACGACGATGCCGACGTGACTGTGCAGATTGGGCAGGAGCTTGTCAGGCGTGTGAAGAACACGAATGGCGACACGCTCACTAACGGTATGGCGGTACGGATCTCTGGCGGTGCTGCCCATGCGCCAGAAGTACAGTTGGCGGTTGGTGATGCAGTAACGAACGCGACAGTATACGGGCTGGTGACCAGCAGTAACATCGCGAATAACCAGTTCGGTTACGTCACGGTGGCCGGTGCGGTTCATGACATTGATACGAGCAACTGGGCTGTAGGCGATAAGCTGTACCTCCATCCGACCGAGGCGGGTGTCATCACGAACGTGGCACCTGACGGTGCGAGCGGCGAGTATGCCGAGCACATTGGTATTGTAGAGTACGTGCATGCGACCGAGGGTCAGGTCAAGATCCATCTTGAGCATGCGCCTGCCGCAGCCGACCTGTACGGCCAGCGCAGTCTCGATTGGGATCAGGCAACTAATGACGCGGTGCAACTGATTAGCCAGACGAACGACTACGCAAACATCAACGGCGATACTTTTGCAGGCGATGTCAATATGGGCGCGAACATCATCACGAACGTTGCGACGCTCTACGCCGACGAGGTGCATCTGGAAGAGGGTGCTCCGTATGATCTCGACGATGCAATGCGGTACGGTGATGTCATCGACTTGTTCGGCCAGTTCTCGTCCTTGCGCCTATTCGGCACGACGAACGCGCATCCTGTCATCACTGGCGCATCGGCACTGGAAGGTAGTCTGCCAGCGGCAGGGTTGTGGGCTGTGACGAACGCGCTCTCCACAGGCACGAACCTCATCGGCTACTGGTACTGGACGAACGCAGTAGGAGCGAACGTCACTATCCCGGCGGGGCTCTACAACATGGACTACTGGATTGGCTACGACAGTATTGGCGGGCCGACGATCAGCGGGCAGGTTGCGCTCGTATACGGTACGACAGGATCGAGCAACGAGATCAAGCGCAGCACCATCAGGCTACTGAGTTCTGCGCTCACAGAATACGACGACTCGATCTATCTGGAGACGAACATCACCGTCACGGCGACGAGCTACCTCGGTGTAGCCTACTACGCGCTCCGCAGCGGCGGTGTATCGGCTGACCTGTACGTGCAGGGCGGTACCGAGGCTTACAGTACCCACCTCGACACGCCGAATCTGGAGCAGGCTGGCATCTATGCGTCGAAGGCGTATGTGGACGGTGCGACCAACGACTTGAAGGGCGACTGGATCGACCCGCTCAACACCAGCACGGCAGCGTTGCAGACACAGGTGGATGCGAAAGTTGCGAAGGCTGGCGATACGATGACCGGCGACCTTGTCATGAGCGGCGATACTGCTGACCTCGTAATCACGAACCAGTCCGATCTACGCATCGAGATGTACGATGACACATCTGCGGTAGAAGGTTTCAGCGTAGACACAACGACAAACCACTGGACAGTCGGTCTCAATGCTAATCGGGCTGGTGAGATGTACCTGTACGACGTAGCAGGCGAGGATGCCCCGAGCAGGTACATCGAACTGGACGCCGAGACAGGTATCGACGTTCATGGCACCAACATTGCTTCTGCAATCGGTACACTCAATACCAGCACGGCAGCGTTGCAGACCACGGTGAGCGGGCTGGAAGGGCAGACAAATGACTACGCCTACGTTGGACTGGGCAACACATGGACAACCACGAATACCGTGAGTGCCGAGTGGCACTTCGACGCTGACCCCAACATTTACGGCACCAATGTGATGCAGGCTATCGGTATCCTGAACGGCGCGACTGGCGACTATGTAAATGTGAACGGTGGCTCGATGTCTGGGGCGCTGGACATGACCGGAAACAACATCACGAACGTTGACCATTTCGAGGCTGCGCAGATCAGTGGTAACGTGGACTTCCCGCAGACGCCGAGCTTCAGTGGCGGGTTCACGGGTGACGGGCTCAACGCGAGCGAGTCGCAGGTGACCGTGAAGACGAACCTCATCGTAAACGGGTTGGCCCATGAGTTCCAGAGCGGCACGATCAGTTTCACTGGTGACATAACATACAACACGGCCAATGGTGATAGGGTTGCTGCCACGACAGGCGATTTCGCAAGGGTAGAGAGTGACACGCTCCTGGCAGGGAGCACGAACGTAGCCGACGAGTTGAGCAACCTGTTCACGGCAACCAACGGCATCACGACGCTGAACACCTCGACGAGTGCGCTCCAGACGCAGGTGACGGCGCTGGACAATATGTACGATCAGGCAGGTCACGCACCGTATGAAATCGCGGCAGCGGCGAGCATCACGCTAGACCCGACGAACGGGCTGTGGCAGGCGCATTTCGCCACTGGCGTAGTGACCATTGCCATCGAGCCTGGGAACACTGGCGAGCAGCAGGAGATCTGGTTCGGATTGCGTGCGAGCAACACGGTGACGTGGACTGGCCTCGGCACGACGTTCCAGACGAACGATGCCTACCGTGGCATCAGCCTGTCGAACGCTTACTACAGCACGATTGCTATCTGGAGCGAGTTCGGTGAGACGAACTGGTACATCAATCAGGTGAGCCCATGAGGAAACTGACGCTGGTACTGCTGTTGATTGCTGGTATTGCCTACGGGCAGGCGCGAAGCGGGTTGCGTAAGATTATCGCCGGTCAGGCGATTGCGGAGGAGGCTACACCCGGTGGTAGCGGGAGCCTGACGCTGACGCTGGACAGCGACCTCATATCGTTAGACCAGACTGGCGTGATTCCTATACGGGTGTGTTTGGGTACGAGCGTAGGCATCAGCGGTACCGATGTCACCGTGGTATTCGACGATCTTGGCGAGAACAGCAATAAGCTCTCGGTCACGCAGGATGGTACGAGTCTCCCTATTGAGATGGAGTACTACAACGCGACGGAGGAGTGTGCTGGCATGTGGGTTGGTGTGCAGTCGATCAGCAACGCTACAGATACAGTGTTGTCTCTGTCATGGAACGCGAGCGGTGATGATAACAGCAATCTCGGCGGGCTGCACTCTGACGTAGCCACCAACGTGTGGACCGAGTGGATCAGCGTTTACCACATGGGCTTCAATACCGTGACGCAGTTCGACAGTACAGTGAACCGACAGACGTGCGTAGGTGGCAGTGCGAACGTGACGCTGACCAATGGCATCGAGGGTTGCGAGAATACTGCGAGTCATTTCACGGATACGGAGAGCCAGTACGTGTCTGTGGCTGACCCTGCGATTCATTCGGGTGCTGACGGAGTGCTGGCTATAGGGTGTGTATATTTCGATAGCGACCCTAACGGCTCCATCCGCATGATCGATAAGTGGGAAGGCAGCAACGACAACAGCGAATGGCTATTGACGCAGCGTGATGTAAGCGGGACAGACAGGCTGCGTACTGCGGTATTGGCAAACGCAAACGATTACCTCGTACAAGACTCAGACACCGTTGGCAATGAGGTGTGGCTATACGGAGCTTGTTCCTATAGGTCTAACGGCACTGCGTATGCTGCGGAAGTGTGGCTCAACGGGACGTCAGATGACACCAACACCGATTCTCAATCGATGGAGACGAACAACCTTCCTGTCTACATAGCCAACAACAACGGAGAAGCCACCACTCCGTACAGCATCGACGAGTGCTGGTATACAGGGAATATCTACAGCAACTCGTTCATCACGATGATGGATGACAACCTCCGTGACACGCTCATCACCTACACAGTGGACTAAGGAGAACCGATGAAGTACCTGCTCGCACTACTGGCAATGACGCTTTCCGTAGCTGCAGCCGACTGGGTGTACTGGCCTGACGGTGAGCCAGAACCTGTCCTCCTCCCCATTGCCGAGGACTACCCACGCATCCCGCCACGTAGTCAGGGAGAGACGACAGGCTACACGGTGGATAACCCGGCTCCCGGCTGGTATACGGTGGTACGGCATCAGCCTGCCGATGGGTATCGTGTGGTGTCCACAGCATGGGTACTCAGCAATGGTACGGCTGCTATCGCCATCACGGACACCGTCAGCATCGCTGACGAGGATGCCGCTGCTGCCGCTGCCGCTGCCGAGGCGGAGGCTGCTGCTATTGCAGCGAGGGAAGCGCAGATTGCTGCGTATGCCGCTGACCCATCCATCGCTATCTGCGTCAAGCTCCTGCGCCGTCACCTGATCGCGCTCGGGTTCACCCCGCCGTGGACATTCAACGGGGTCAAAGCAAGCCTGCTGGAGCAGGTGGACAACGACACCCTGGACGCGGCAGGTAAGTTCAACCTGCTGATAAGCCTGTCCCTGTTCAACATGCTCGACGATATGGCGCTGGACGAGGATGACATCAGGGCCATCCGCGAATACCTGGAAGCAAATGGTGGTACGTGATGTGGGAGTCACTGAAAACCTGGTTCCGACGGTTCTTTAACGGCTGGTCGATTGCCGACGTAGTCAAGGAAGCCGAAACGGGTGCACACGCTGCCGCGCTCCTGCGTGAGAAGGCGTGGCCTGTGTGGTCTAGCCAGGGCCGTACCGCAGACCGGTGCTGGGCCTATCGTGACGCCTTGTGCGAAGTGTTCGGCCGGCTCGGTATCCCGGCGAAAGTGGTTCACGTCGTACCGCTGGAGCCGACAGTGGTGGTAGAGACTTCTCAAGGTGTGGTGAAGACGTATACGGGTCACACTGGGGTGATGTGGGAAGAGGATGGTTGGTGGTGGGCGGACCAGTTCGGCCAGCAGCGCCACGCCATCCAGAGCGAAGCTGAACGTACGTTCTTGCTGGAGTGCAAATTCGATGGGCGGATCGATGAGGTATATGACGCATGAGTGCAACTGACGGCCTTGATGATTCCACGAAGCTGCTGTTCAACACGATCTTGACGGAGGTCCGAGAGACCAGGAAAGAAGGTCAAGCGAACCATGAGGCGCAGCAGAAGGCCGATGCGGAATTTGACAAGAAGCTGGCGGTAATTGCGGCAGAGACAAAGAGTCATCGTGCTCACTGTGACGAGCGTTTCGAGCGTGTCGAAAAGCAGACTGGAGCGAATTCAGAGGAAATCGGAGTTATCCGTGCCGCTGTAGCTACGAATCCTGCGAACTCCAATCGCCCGAGGAGGGATGTCGACTGGATGGCTGAGGCGAATAATTTCGTCAAGCGGGCTTCGGCCGTGATGATTATCGTAGGGACGGTCGCTGTGATCGTCGGGGGAATCGTTAAACTCATCCACGAGATTGCGAAAGGCCCGATACTGCCATGACTCCCAAGGACACGCATGTCGAGATGAGGCTCTTCTGGACGTCTCAGCCTGGATTGACGTCAGGTTCTATCTCGATTGCGCAGGAGATATTGAAGCGCAAATCTACGGCGCTGAAGAAGAAGGGCAAAGAGCAACTGCTGCCAGAGGCCCCGTGGGTTTCCGGTGACGGGATCTCTCATCGCTTCAGCCATGTCGGGGTGATCTTCGACATCTACCAGGACGTGGTCGTAAACGGCGTGGAGATCGAGGCTGGCAGCTACTACTTCGAGAGCTGGATGAAGAAGGACCCGATCACCGGGCATCGCGGCGTGCGCGGGCCAATCCCGATTGGCGAGCTGATTGACTGGGCCCGGGCGAAGAATGCCGACGGCGAGCAAGTCCACTACTGCCATGAAACTGGCCGGAGGTTGGCAATCCGGAGGGTACCGCCGTGGCCAGGGCAAGCGCAGCATGCGCTTGATGTCGCGATGAGCGAGACCGGCACAACGGAGTATGCGTCCGTGCAGCTCGTCCACAACCTTTTCTTCCTGCTGTGGGGACGCGGGATGCCCCTCAAGAGCAAGAGCCCGCTGAAGAAGACGTGCTGCGAGTTCGTTGCCCATCTCGTCGCAGATCCGATATGGAAACACTCGATGCTACTGGGGCTGAAGCTCTGCGCAGACGAAACATGCCCGATGTGGATTTGGCATGGGTTGAACCGGGCGTGGCACCTTCACCAGCACCACGTTGACGTTGTAACGATGGAGTGTCCACGTGTCTAAGATCAAGATCAGCATATTCGAAGGACTGCTTCCACGGGCCGCACCGAACTTGCTCGGTGCCAGTCAGGCGCAGACGGCAGAGAACGCATATATCTGGGGCGGTACCGTCCTTCCTTTCGATGAGCCGAACGAGATCCAGGACTTGCAGTCCGACACGGTGTCAGTCTTCCCGTACAACGGCAACTGGCTGGAGTGGGCAACGGATGTCGATGTGGTGAAAAGCCCCGTCGCTGAGGACCTCTACGACCGAATCTACTACACCGGGGACGGAGTCCCGAAGGTCCGTGGCATCCTGGACGGCAACGAGGTCGAGTACACGCTTGGCATCCCGGCCCCCGCTTCTCCCCCTACGGTGGAAGCCGTGGACGCACTGGAGACGACCTGGACCCGCACGTGGTATTATTTTTATGAAGAAGAGGACGGGACGGTGTCCCAGGAGGGAGACCTGACAGAGGGCGAGTACGGCGGAGAGACTGTCTTCCAGCAGTCGCAGCTATCGGTATTCAAGATCGAGACGCTCCCGGCGAAGACGACCGCCACCGACGACGCCAACTTCATGATGTGGTTCCAGGCATACAGCGAGACGGGCGTGTACCTCGGTGCGTGCTACCCGAGCAACTCCGTATACGCAGCGAACACCGATTTCTACCTGAACGGAGCCAGGGTGACCGGCAAGATCGGCTATCCGGCGTCTGGTGACCCCTCAGCGCGCCTCAGGCTGTCTTTCGACACCTCCCGGGCCTCTGACTACACCGCAGACCGCACGTACGTCCTGACGTATGTCTCGGCCTTCGGAGAGGAAGGGCCTCCTTCCGACCCGTCCACCGTGGTTGCCATCCAGCCTACGGAGGATTGCCAGCTCACGAATATCCCTGGCGCGCCAACTGGCGACTACAACATCACGAACATCAGGGTGTACAGGACGGTGACTGGTACCAGCGGGACGTCCTACTTCTTCATTACCGAGCTGGATATCGGGACGACGTCGTATCTAGACACAACCCTGGACGCTGACGTCAACGAGATCCTGCCGTCCGTGGATTGGGAAGGGCCTCCAGACGACCTGACCGGCCTGATTGAATGCACGAACGGAGTGATGGCCGGGTTCGTCGGCAAGACGGTGTACTTCTCGGAGCCGAACCGCCCGCACGCATGGCCGGATGACTACGCCAAGACGATTGACGAGGACATCGTGGCGATTGCGTACACGCTGAATCAGGTCATCGTGCTTACGACTGGACATCCGCATTTCATCACCGGGAATGACCCGCTGTACATGAGCGTCGACCGAAGCAACTCCAGGCAGGCGTGTTCGGCCAAGAGGTCTGTAGTTACGTTCGGTGATATCGCTGCGGCCTTGGTAATATACGCAAGTCCGGACGGTTTAATTGCCGTGAATGGGGCGAACAGCCAAGTGCTCACGACGTCGTTCTACTCGAAGAAACAGTGGAAGGCGCTTGATCCTGCGACGATGATAGCCAAGGCGCATGACAACCGATACCACTGCTGGTTCACGGACGGCACAGCGCTGATATTCGATCCGTCGGCTGGCGGGCGAGCGCTAGTCACAACCGATCAACTCGCTACAGGCGGGCACGCGAACCTGGAAGACGACACGCTTTACCTGATCCAAGATGGGAAGCTCACTGCCTGGAACCAGGGTAGCAACCCTCTGACGGCCACATGGAGGAGCAAGCAGTTCCTCTATGCCAGGACTGGTTCCTTCTCCGTTGCCCAGGTGAAGGCCGAGGGCTATCCCGTCATCTTTCGTATCTACGCCGAGGAGGACCTCGTGTGGACGCATACGTTCACCAGCGAGCGGGCCAAGCGTATCCCAGTGAAGCGTGACGAGCGCCGCTGGTCGGTTGAGGTCGAGTCGCAATACGAGATCATCGAGATTACCATGAGCACGAGCATGAGGGACCTGTGAGAAGGATACCGTCACCGCAGCGAATCGAGGACAAGAACCTCAGGGACATCCTGGAGGCAATGCGTGAGCGCCTTGAGGTCCTGTTCGGCGAGCGCGGGCCTACGGAAGACCGAGCCCTGCTGGTGTCGGACCTGACAGAGATGGGGCTGATCGGCGTGGCCGAGGATAATGTCACGCTGTACGACAAGACCGTCACCACCACTCCAATCGACGAGATCGCGCCGATCACCGACCCGGAGTTCGAGTACACGCAATTCATCCTCACGACCACGACTGGCATCCCTATCGTCGATTCTTCAGGAGCGCAACTAGTAAGTCAGCCTATCAGGACCGACTTCGTAGACCCAGAGGACGCATAACATGGCAACAGGACTACATTCCGACGTAGGCACTGGCGAGATCCATATCGTCTATCAGTGGTCCTACGCTGACGCAGCAGCCAGGACCGGCGCGACCGGCCTGGGCACTTCGGACGAGGGCAAGATTGCCCGTCAGGCAGACAATGACTCTTTCTGGGTTCTCACCGACTCGGCAGGCCCTACATGGGTCCAGATCGATCAGTCCAACCTCGGCACCATTGCGACCCAGGACGCAAACGCGGTAGCGATCACTGGCGGTACAATCGCTGGCACAGGGTTCGCTACAGGTGACATCGATATGACAGGGCAGATCCTGACGCTTGACGACGACGCGATCAGCGGGGACAAGGTAAGCGGCGGTACTATTGGCGGGAGCTGCACCATCGACGGTGGCACGCTTACCGGATGCGAGGTGTCCGATAACACTCTGCACTCGAATGACAGCACCAGTGGAGCTACGGCGCTCCAGGTCGGAGGGACGGCCACTGAAGGGTTGGAGTTGAAGGTGTTCGAGGAGACCGTGACGGGCGCAACCGTTGCAGCCGAGGATCTCAACATCGACTTCACCGGGTACATCCTTTCGGTCCAGGCGAACCTGGAGACTCTCATCACTGGTGCGGGGGGATGCACGGCTATCGGAGTCGGTGTCGCAGCAGACCCTGACCAGTTCGGTGAGACGTCGGGCCTGACCAAGAATTTGAAGATAGACTCAATCGCCAACACTACCGCCACCGCAATGGACATCCAGGTCTACGCAACCGACGGAGCTGGCAACGCGACAGGTACATTCGCAGGAGATGTGCGCGTCAGAATCGTGTACTGGGCCACCAATAGCCTAGACGACGCTGTATAGAGAGGAGCTTGCCATGGGATGGGATTGGTGGGATGACAATGTAAGAGACCCGTTCAACGACTTCTGGGACAAGACGTGGTCAGGCAAGCTGCAGTGGGACGATATCCTGGACGTAGTTGGTGACTGGTATCCGATCCAGGCTGCGCAGTTTACCGGGGACTGGATGGACTGGTTCGGCGAATTCGGAGAATGGATGGGCGGTGGCCAGCAAGGACCTCCTCCAGAATATCCCGACATCGAAATTGCTGGTGCATCCGTTCCGCAGGAACTCAAGGATTACTACACGCGAGCCTCCGAGTTGATGGAGCAGCAGGCCGAGTACGCGAAGCAGGCTAATACGCGAAGCGATGTCCTCTGGAAGGAATACAAGAAGTACTATCGCCCCGGGGAGAGGAGATGGACGAAGGCAGCATTTGCCGGATTCCCTGTCCAGCAAGCACTCGGTGAGTCTGTGGCGGACATCACGCAGAGCTTCACGAAGGCGAAGCAGTCACGAGACCGTGAACTGCGCGGCCTTGGCCTTGACCCTTCCAGCCCTCAGTATGCGTCGACCCAGTCGGAGATGGCTGTGGCCCGAGCTGCGGCAGAGGCCGGTGCGAGGAATCAGGCCCGCAAGTATGTCCGTGACCTCAACGATAAGCGCAGGCTGCAAGCGATTGAGCTTGGCCGCGCACTTATCCCGGAACAGCGGGCGCAGAAGGCGCAGGCCATAGAGGGACTGAGCCAAGCCGGTGCTACCGGCGGGCGCGGCGCGCAGATTTATGGTAACGCCTGGGCAACCGCAGCACAGCTCAACACGAGGGCATCCATTGCGAATGCCGAGCTTGCCATGAAGAAGTACGAAACCGACATGGCGATGCGTGCGCAGGCTCAGCAGAGCGAAGACGCCATGTGGGGCAACATCTTCGGCCTCGCTGGTACCGCTGCTGGCTGGTACTTCGGCGGGCCTGCTGGTGGTGCCGTAGGCGGGCAAGCCGGGCGGATGGTGGGTCAAAAGTTCTCTTCCGGTAGCCAGAGCGGCCTCGGTGCTTCAGGCACTATCGGATACGGAGGAGATTACCTAGATTCGTGGGATGGGGATTACGGTGGATATCAAATTTCCACGAACCCGACAACAACTCCAGCCGGGAGTTCGAGCTGGGGCGGAGATAGCGGAATGGCTTGGGGCTAGGAGGCAGACCAATGGCAATCAGACCAACTACAGTATCAAGCGCCATCGGGGGCTTCATGGGTGGTATGGAGCGCGGGCGTAAGTGGAAGCGTGAGGATCGTGCTGAAGCGCGTATCGACAAGCAGGAAGAGCGCAAGGGCGAAGAGTGGGATATGCGCCAAGAGAAGCACGGCTGGGATCGTGAGAAGCACGACTGGTCGATGGAAAAGGAGCGCGAACGGCATGAGTTGTGGAAAGCGGATGTCGAAGCGACCATCGAGTGGCGCAAGGCGCGTGCTGAATCCGAGCGCTATGGCCGCAAGGCGAAGAGTCTTGGCTCGAAAGCCCGCAAAGGAATGCTCCAGTCATCCTACCACATGGCCTTGTTCGACCTTCCCGAGATCGCTCTCCGCGACCTGAATATGTCACTTCCTCCTGGCTCGAAGCAGGCGATTGACGTCAATATCGATTCGGAAGGCAACATGGTCATCACGAACGAAGACCAGAGCACCAGGGTATGGAATCGCCAGGAGCTGGCAGAGATGGGAATCCTTGGCTCCCAGGTAGCGGAGCGCTACAAGCGTATTGGTCAGGACCTCAAGGCGCAGAGACGCGCTGTGCGCCTGACTCAGCTCAAGGATCTGTACGAAGGTGTCGACGAGCGGGTCGCAGGCGAAGAAGGCGCAGAGAACCCGTTCGGCAAAACGATGGCCGAAGGGATCGAAGCTATGCTGGACGATCCCCGCACCTCGTTTGCGGATATCGCTACAGCCCTCCAGTTAACCCCGAAGAACCCGGGCAAGCTCACGGCGCTGGAGGAGCAATTGAAGGCGAAGAGTCTCCAATTGAAAGAGATGACTCCTCCCATGTTCAAGACCAAGGGTGCGACCGCAGAATACACAAAGAAGCGGAACGATCTGCGAGCAGAAGTCGAAAAGCTGACGCAGACACTGGCCGGGAAGAAGAAGGCTGTAGATTTCAGGCGCACCACTCCATGGCACGCGCTGAACGGCATCATCCGTCGCGAGCAGGCACAGCGCAGGCAGGTAAGTGCCGGAATGGCGCGCCGGTACGCAGAAGGTGTAGAGCAGGGCGTTGGTGGTCCTGCTGTTGGCCCTGGCGGGCAGGCTGCAGGTGGGCCACCTCGTGGCATGTCTATCCCTCGTGAGAAGATCGACCTTCCTGACGATGTTTTCAAACGGCTGGACACGCACGGTGACGGCGTTATCACGCAAGACGAGTTCGACCATTGGAAATCATGGGCGAAAAAGGTGCTTGCCGAGACGGACCCGTCGAGCGGACTTCCGCAGGCGCAGGTGCCTTGGACGGAGGCTGCTGTCAAGGACGCGCTTGAGGTGTATAAAGCGTTGTCCGCGTTCGATAACGAGTAGCACCTTGACTGGAGGTTGCCATGGGTTTTTTCGACGAGGTTGAAGCCAGGATCGCAGATGGTGGCGAGGCTTCGGACATTGAATGGACTCCCGACCTCAGCCCGATGCGTGGACCGGACCATGAGTGGAATACAACGCTCACGCTGGATGAAGAGCGCGACTTCCGTTCCTGGCTCGATGACGTCAACCAGGAGCTGGACGAGCCGGTAAATCCTGACCGTGGCAACTACGATTATCGTGGCGCGTGGAAGGGTGGTGTAGATCCAAGAACCGACAAGGATCATCATTGGGCGTCTCGCTGGAAGCATCCTGACCACCCCCACCGCATTGTGCGTGTCGTCAACAAGTATATCGACAGCACCACTGGCGACCCCGTTGAGATTGCCTGGATCGACGGGCGAAACAGGTTTGTGACGAAAGACGGTCAAACCTTCGACATGCCCCCAGGCAAGATTATCGACGGCAAGATCGCAGACCTGGACATCCGGAAGGCCATGAACTGGGAAGAGATCCAGAAGATGGCCACTGAGACGTATGAGTACGAGACGGAGGTAACTCCTTCTACGAGTATCGGCCTTGGACCGATAGGTAATTTTGGCGGGAAAGCCACTATGTGGGGCCAGCGCCTCATTACTCCACACGCCATCGGGCCTACGGGTAGCTCGGAAGCGTTCAAGAATGCGACCAACTTGCGGGACGCTGTTGCCGCGTATCAGGCAGAAGAGCGAGAGGCGTGGAAGAACGTGGCCATGGCGCTCGCAGAGAAGCAGGCACGTGAAGGTGTGCCGCGCACACGGACGAAGCTGCATCCGGACGACGAGAGGGCTTTCCGAAAGGACTTCGAGGAAAAAGCTGCTCTCCTCGGCATCAATCCGAATCCAGATGACGAGAACTACAAGTACGACTGGCGCGGTGCATGGCGTGCTGGCGCGCTGCCTGAGCCTGGAGCAGAGCGGCGCGAGCAGGACCGTATTAAAGAGGTCCTCGGGAAGCATAGCGACAAACCGTTCGTACAGAGAATCCTGGACCCGAAGAAGCACAAGCCGATCAAGAACGCTGACGGCAGTGTGTCGACCCACAAGATGGCATACGCCGAGACGGACGAGGGTGCCATCGTCTTCCCGACAGTCGTAGCCGGGGAGGACGGGAAGCTGGTAGAGCTTCCGCACGACAAGGCTGTCGAGCACGCGAAGAAGACCGGCAACGCAATCCAGTTCCCCACCGTAGACGAGGCCGAGTGGTTCAGCATGAACTACAAGAAGGCGTGGGAACCACAGAAGTCCGCTGGTGATGTAGACCTGCATCCTGCCTTCCTCGATGACGACCACCACGAGCGCTTTCGCGGCAAGACCGACAGGAAGCTCAACGGCCAGTGGGCTGTGCGCAACGCCGAGCGCGAGGCGAGAGGGCGAGAGATGGCCAGGGCAGAAGCCGAGGGCGCTGTCTTCTGCGAGTTGCAGTGGATGTTCGACAACTTCATACCCCCTGAGCGGCTCATCAAGAACCCGGAGTTCCTGAAGAAGCATTTCGGCACTGACGATCTGGTGGAGATTGCGCAGAACCTGAACGACGCGAAGATCCAGCAGTCTTTGTCAATGTACCACGCGGCTGGCGGTGTCGGTAAGGATGGCCACTGGCTGTTTGCGGCTCCGAAGCTGAAGAAGGACTACACGCCGAAAGAGTACCAGCAGATGGAGCCGGTCGGCGCATGGGATCTGGTCAAGAAGAGCTGGGAGAACGGCGACTTCGCCAACAATATCCCATGGAGTCCTACCGGGCTTTTCAAGGCCCTGTTCAAGAAGGGCGTGTTCGACCGGTTCATCAACAACGCATACCTTGATACCGAGCAAGGCAAGTCGATGCAGCAGCGGGATGCTGCGTTGATCTTCAACTGGTTGGAAGAGGCCGAGGAGTTGTCGAATCGCGAGTGGACACGGTCGGCCAAGGTGGGTTCCGGGGTGATGCGTTCCCTGCCGCACATGGTTGAGTTCGGCACCAGTATGGGGATGTTCAGCGGACTGAAGAGTGCCCTGAAGGCTGGGGCCTACCGATACGGACGCAAGGCGTTGCGCGACTACCTTGAGACGGCTGGTGCCAAGGGCCTCATGAAGAGGATCGGCGGGGAGTTCGCCAAGTGGGGCGGGCGCGCCGGACTTCGTACACTGCCGCAGGTCCACCGGTACGGCGCTGAAGCCCTGCACATGATGTCCGATCACGAACTGACCGATGACGGCAGGCTGCTCATTTCGGAGTTCCATGACCGGCCGATGGCCGCTATTGCGACTGCGGCATTCAGGCAGTACGTGGAGAACTTCGGCGAGGAAGGCTCGGAGATGCTGTTCAAGCCTCTCTGGATGCTACGGCAGAGCGGCAAGTACGCCACCAAGTTCGACACGGTCCCAGGTCTTGCCAAGAGCCACAACATCCTCAACCGCATTGCGAATGGTTGGCGCGCAGCCAATAAGGCGAAGGCTGCTCGGTGGGCGAAGGGGACGCTGAAGGCTGGCGGGTTCGATGGCATCTTCTTCGAGATCGGTGAGGAGCGCTTGGCCGACTCCATCCTGATCGGATTCAACATGGACCCGCGTGCGTCCGGAGACAAGCGTGGGAAGCTGGAGCGTCTTGTCGGCGCGCATACGGACCTCGACCAGTACTTCACAGAGCTTGGCATCTTCGCTCTCATCGGTGGGACCCCAGGCGTTGCTGGCGCTGGCCAGCAGATGCGCCGTGGTCGCCGGATGGGCAAGGTCGAGGAGCGTCGGAGGTCCGTGCCGCTAGCGCAGCGCATGGAAGAGCGAGGGAAGGTGTTCGGCTACCTCGCCAGCGACAAAGACGGAGACATCGTTGGCCCGCACGGCACGTCGCGGCGGGATCGCGCTGTCGATATCGCGAGGCTTCTCCAGGACAAGCTGAAGCAGCCCGAACGGCGCATCGGCGTACTTGCCGCTGTTCTGCGCGGCCGTGAAGCAAACAAGGAGACAACCCCGAAGCGACTGCGTGACGTCGTAGACCATATCGACGGGCGTGCGGCCGACCTTATCAAGAAGGCTGCAGACAACAACGGGCTGGATGAGGTCGAGCAGTTCGAGCTGGAAGCCCTATTCTCTATTGAAGACCCGATGATTGTCGCGAAGCTGTACGGCTGGGAGATCGATGAGGCCGAGGCAGAGCGCAATCCAGAGCTTGCGAGCAGTTGGAAGAAGGAAGCCCGTCGCACCACCGACGTGAAGAAGCCTCCGAAAGTCGACAGGGTAGAGGTTACCTTCACTGATGGCGCTGACCCGAAGCTGTCCGAATACCTGAAAGGGTACCTGGGAGATGATGTCGTCGACAACATGAGCGACGAGGAGAAGCTGCGCCTCGGTAACGACTTCGAGGCGATGGCAGAGTTCATGGAGCCAGGGGAAGACGCGGACACTCTCACTGAAGAGCAGCGCCAGGACTCGGTGCTGGAGGAGTACGAGGCCGAGCAGGCAGAACTCGCGGAGAAGTTGGCCCAGGAGAAGAAAGAGGCCGACCGCTTATTCCAGGCGCGTATCAGCTCGCAGCTCGGGCCTGAGAATGTATCCACGGCCCAGGAAGCGCTCGATATGGCCATGGAGTGGATGCCTTACCGAGAGGTGGCCGAGGAATACGCAGAAGCGTTTGCGGCTGGCGACTCGAAGAAGGCTGACGGGATCTGGAATAAGGCCGTGAAGGACGCCAGGGTCCAACTCGCCCGCAGGATGAAACGTGGCCAGCAGGTCAAAAAGTCCACCGCGAGGATGGCAGGCATCAAGCGCGCAGACCTCAAGCGAATGGGGTACGAGTCGCAAGGCCAGTTCTGGGGCGTGAAGCAGCCGCAGACGGCTGAAGAGAAGCAGCGAGCCAAGGATATTGCCGCAGCGACTGCCCGGCGCAAGGCCGCGAAGCAGGAAGGCAAACAGGAAGCCTACGAGGAGCGCAAGGCCGCAGAGGAGAAAGCTGCTGCCGAACAGGCGGAGCGTGAAGCCGAGGAGGCACGTCGAGCCACTGTACAGGGCGAGCTAGAGGACATCGCAGCTAAGCGCAAGACGGTCGCTGACGCCATTGCCGAGCTTCCTGGTCCGGAGCGGGTCGAGATCGAGCAGATGCAGGCCGAGCTTGACGAGAGGCTGGAGGCCGTCGAGGAGGGGGCTGAGCCTTCGCCAGAGCGGCGCAAAGCCGAAGCAGAGGGTCTACAGGGGATTGTGGACAAGATCGCCTCCATGGAGGAGATAAGGGCCGCAGCGGCGAAGGACAAGGCCGAGAAGATCCAGGCTGTAGCAGAGACAATCGAGAAAGAGGTCCAGCGCCCCGACTTCGACTACCTGTCGCAGGGGAAGATCCAGCGCATCGCGCCCGGCACGTCGTTCCAGGATGCTGGGGAATTGCTCAAGACTCTCGTGGAGCGGAAGGTCCTTGCCCCGCCTGACGAGGCAGGGCGTTACCTGCCCGCAGTGACAGACACCGTGACGGACGCTGCACCAGACGGGACCGTGCTGTATGGCGGGAACGGGCCCGCGACAGCAGTGGCGGAGCTGAAACCAACCGAACTCGGAGATGTTCGCATCACCACCGGGCCTCGACTTGGCAGGCTGGGCGGTATGGTGATCGGTGAAGTGCCGACGATGACCGCTGCGGAGAGCATTGCCCGCAAGATCCTTGGCCCTGCGGCCCAGGAGAAGGGGCTTGCAGAGCGGGTCGCGGACTTGACTGAAAGCGAGATTAACCCTATACTAGGTGAACTAGGGCAGCGGAAGGTGGAAGGGGACACGAACTACAACCCCTTCGAGCGGGCGATGGCCGACTCGGTCAACCTCGACCTTCCTGGTGCTATTGACAAGGAGGCGACTGATGAGCTGGTGGTATCACCCAGACCTGATGCCGACGGAGGAACTGTATCTCCTGCTGACCGTGCCGGGGAACCCGAAGGAACAGCCGTACCGCCTGCTGTACCAGACCAAGCTGGCACGGATATTGCGCCGGGTGAGGGACCAGGACAACCAGGATCTGCGGGATTACCTGGAGACGGGCGATCCGGTGGACGTGGACCAAGGGGCGATGGAACCGGCGCAGCAGAAGGGGGCAAGCCTGCTGAACCTGTCGGACGCGGTCCTGAAGTCATTCCGGAACCTGCAGGCGATGGAGGCCCTGGTGGAGAAGGCGCTGCGGGGACAGGACGTGAAGCCGGACCTGGAGAAGGTCGAGGGGACGCTGAAGGAGACGCCGCTGGACCCGAAAGCCCGGCCGAACCCGGAGGAGAAGCTGGAGGTACACCAGCTACAGGAGTGGACGAATCTACTCCGGGAGTGGCTGAAGGGGACGTAGACCCCGGTGACATCTTCGACGACCTGAAGGATGTCTTCAGCATGGCGGTCCCGCGTGGACCCGGCGGGCGCTTGGCGATGGCTTCCGCCGTCGACCCCGAAATCCTCATGAAGGTCGCGCAGGCCGGTAAGCGTCTCGTGAACGAGAAGGGCGTTACCGACTTCTACCGCTTCGCCAAGGTCTTCCGCGACAACCTCGGGGAAGGGACGACCCCGTACCTGCCGTCGGCGTACGTCTCGATCTACAAGCGCGCCGATGCTGCGATCCGTGAGAAGATGACCGATCCGCGTGTGGTTGGCCAGATGACTCCGCAGGACGTCGTCGACATGCTGGAGCAAGGGGCCGCAGAAGCGGACGCCAAGCAGGCCGAGGCCAAGGAGGCTGAGGCGCAAAAGAAGGCGGAGGAAGAGGCCGCTGCCAAGAAGAAGGCAGAAGAGGACCGCCTTGGCGATGAGGGTATCAGCTTCACGGTAGAGTACGAGCCACGCAGCGCGAACAAGGCAGGCGGTGTGCTTGTCCCGCGCAACATGCGTGACGCCATCCACGCCGCAATCGATGCCCTGGAGAAGGATGTCGGTATGACGGTCGACGCATACGTCGCCGACCAGCTCGGCCTGGGGACAGACGAGGCCGCGATCAAGAGGTTACACAGCGCGTTCTACGGGCATCAGGTCGACGCGCTCGGCATGTCGATGTACCAGACCGAAAACGACGGCGCGCTCATCATCGGTGACGACACGGGTACGGGCAAGGGCCGCATCGGCGCGGGTATGCTCCTGTGGTCGATCAAGAACGGCAAGAAGCCGATATTCCTGACAGCGAAGAAGGACTTGCTCACCGATATCTATCGTGACCTACAGGCTGTATCGAAGGCGCTCGGCAAGAAGCTGCCCGTGCCGTTCGTCCTCAACGAGGTCGACGTTATGGACCCGGAGAGCGGCGGTACCGAGGTGCTGTTCAAGAAGAAGAGCGGGAAAGAGAAGGCAGACTTCGGCAAGCAGTACACGCAGGGGGTGAAGGCTCCATTCATGGAGGGCAAGGACCTCGTCATGGGGACTTACTCCCAGATCGCACAAGGTGGGGTCAACAAGAAGCTGTTTCTTGCCGTTGCCTCGCAGGACAACATGATGATCCTGGACGAGAGCCACATGGCTGCTGGCGCTGACAGCAACACCGGGGTCATGGTGCGGGCCATGCTCGAAGGTGCGGGCGAGAACCCGAGGGCGGAAGGGGTCACCTACCTGTCTGCCACGTACGCCAAGCGCCCGGACACACTGGGCCTGTACATCAGGACCCAGTTGGGCAAGGTCGGAATGAACCACTCCGACCTCGTCGCTGCGCTGGAGGCTGGCGGTGTCCCAATGCAGGAGTGGATCGCCGAGGCCCTGGCCCTCAAGGGGCAAATGGTGAGGCGCGAGAAGGACTTCAGTGGCATCGAGTTCGGACCCCTCACGCCGTACGAGAGCAGCGGATACATGGAGGCCGAAGAGAAGCGGAAGATGCTGGAGGAAGCAGCGGACAAGCTCGGCGTGAGTATGAAGGCCATCTGGGCCTGGGACTCCAGGTTGCAGAAGTTGGTCTCGAAGATCGTGCTACCACGGCTGGTCGCAGAGGGGAAGATCAAGGTCGACAAGAAGACCGGACAGCCGGTGTACAACTGGGCTGAGTACAAGGAGTTGTACCACACTACGGTCAACTACTTCCTCCTGTCTGCGAAGGCGGACGCAGCGGTAGCGGAGACCCTTCGCTACCTGAATCAACCGGGTGAGTCTGGCGACCGAAGCCTCGTCATCACGACCCAGAACACGATGGAGACAGTCATCGACGACATGACCGACTCTCGTATCTGGGACGGGGAGACGCTCCCGACCGACTTCAGCGGCGTGCTTGTCTGGATGATGAACAAGACCCTGCGCCAGTTCTCGTACACCGATGCGGCAGGCAAGAAGGACAATATCTACTGGATCACGGATGCAGACCTGAAGGCTGCGGGGCTGCTGGATGAGTTCAAGGCGGAAGTGGCCAAGGTCAAGGCTTCTCAGTTGGGGATTCCATTCTCGTCGTACGACTACATTCGAGACCAGCTCGAAGCAAACGGGATCAAGGTCGCTGAAGCGTCCGGCAGGAAGAACAAGATCAAGGACGGCAAGCTGGTCCCGAGGTCGACAGAGGAGCGCAACACGCGCACCGTAATCGACGGGTTCAACCGTGGTGACTTCCGTGTCGTCATAGGCAACTCGACTATCTCGACTGGTGTCTCTATGCACACCGCACCGGAGTTCCAGAATGACGACCAGCGCGTCATGCTCACGATTCAGCCGCACGAAGAAGTGAACACCCAGGTGCAGATGTTCGGGCGCGTCAACCGTTCCGGACAGATCAAGCTGCCCGAGATCAGGTTGCTCCAGACGCACCTTCCGATCGAGCTGCGGCCGCACGGCGTGCTCATGAAGAAGATGGCTAGCCTGAACGCCAACGTCAGTGCCGAGGCCGAGACGAGCTTGAAGTACGGGTCCGTCGACCTGTTCGACAAGTTCGGTGACCGGATTGTGTGGGACCTGTTCAACAACGACCGTGAGCTTGGCGAGCAAATGCTCGTCGCCTACCAGGACGACGGCACGATGGCCAAGACTTCCTGGAATAAGCAGGAGGGTTTCGCGAAGCGAGCACTCCTGCGGGCCAACCTCTTACCGGTCAAGGAGCAGCGCAAGCTGTGGGACCGCGTGTTGCAGTCCTACCTCGACCAGATGGATCAGCTCGACGAGGATCTCGCCAACCCGAACAAGACGTATCACCTGGAGTGGGATGCGGTTGAGCTGCCCGATAAGGGCAAGATTCCGATCTCCTTCGGTAGCGACCAGTCCAACCCTCTTACGAGCAGCGCAACGGCGAAGTGGTATCGAGTGAAGAACCTGAAGCGCCCGCCGTCCTGGAAGGACGTACAGGAGCGCGTCGAGAAGAACAAGGGGCAGGTGTCGGCCGCGCTGCGTATCATCCAAGAACAGTCCATGCCGTGGGCGCGTGAGCTGATGAAGGAAGGCACGGGCGCTCGGGGCAGCAGGGCAATGCGCCAGATCCGTGAGGCCGTCAGATTCCTGAACGGTGACACACAGGAAGAGCTGCGCATAGGTGCGGTCTACGACGTAAGCGAGAAGGGTCATGAGACGGACATCCGCGAGCGCGGCAAGTGGCACATGGGCATGGTGCTGACTGGCGTGAAGGTAGACCAGAACGCCACCAACCCCGCCGCAAGATCGAATGTGTACCTGTTCTTCGCTGACCCGAAATCGTCTCGAACCATGAAGCTGCCGTGGTCGAAGGTAAGCTGGATGTACAACCGGGCGCGAGAGATTGCAGAGCGCCGCGCCAAAGACGAAGGCGCAGCGAACTCTAACACCGCCCGGGCAACGGACCTTGACTACGCCCGAGTGCGCAGAGACATCGGCAAGAGTTGGGACGCCCGGCGCGGGCAGGAGTACAGCGACATACAGCTCGTCACTGGCAATCTACTCCAGGCGATGTCGTCGGTGATCGCTCTCGGTGGTGGGGGGACGGTGGTCAACTTCACCATGGCAGACGGCAGCACGATGCGCGGCGTGAAGCCGAAGAACGAGATCGAGGCAGCACCGCACGTGACGGTCGACAAAGATAACTTGATGAAGATCATTAACGGAGCCAATGACAGCGGTGTGCTGAACATCGCTGTGTCGGCTGGCCCGTGGCGGTTGGAGTTGATGCTCGGCGATGGGCGCGTGAATGTGGAGCTGCTGAAGGGGAAGGTAGGGAACGCGCTGAAGGATTCGGAGGGTCTGCTGGACCTTCTTGATGAAGAGGCCATGACGGAGACGAAAAGGTCCTGGGTCGGGACCATGCCCGCATTCGACATGGAATCGCTGGTCGAGTTGATCGCGCTGACCCACCCGGCATTTGAGGTGGATTCGGGTGCGGTTCCTGCCGACCTGACTGAGTCCCTCACGCACGCCAGCCCGGACATGAGCACGAAGCCGCTGCGCATGGGTAAGCTCAACGACGGATTCGACCATGCTGACCTGATCGGTGGAGGACGCCCGGAGGCCCCCCTCACGCCAGAACAGGCGAAGGCTATCATGGACGCCCGCGAGGTCGGCTCCTGGTCGATGCAGGAGGACCTGGAGTACCGGGTCGAGATGCCGGAGCTGGTCATGCTGTGCAAGGCCCTGCTCAACAAGTACCCGCGTCTAGCCGATAGTCTGGGCAAGGGAGTGCTCGGGCACTTCGTGCCGAAGAAGGGCAAAACCGAGATTGCGCTGAAGTTCGCACTCATCAATAACCCTGAGCTGGCCGCGAAGGTGCTGGCACACGAGCTGGGCCACATGAACGACTACTTCGACAAGGAGAACATCGTTCGAGAGGACAACATCCTGAACATCCTCGGCCGCATTGCCGACTTCGCTGCGTTCCAGAAGGACCTGATCGCTGCGACCCCCGAGGCATACGAGAAGAACCCCGAGGTCAACAAGGAGGCCAGGGAGAAGCTGCGCGAGGAAGCCAAGGCTGAGGCCAAGGCCGAGATGGAGAAGCTGGGCCTCAAGCCGGAAGGCACCCAGTACCGCGAGATGTGGAAAGAGCTGTTCCGGGACAAGATGAAGCAGGCGTCTCACGATCTTGGCGTCTACACCAAGGAGGAGATCCGATACGAGCTGGAGCGCCTGACGGCGTGGTGGAACCCTTGGAACATCGGTGAAGACAAGAAGTACGACACCTATCGCCTGAGCAGCGTGGAGCTGTATGCCGAGGCGTGGAGCGTGCTGCTGATGGCCCCCGAGTCGATGCGCATAAAGGCCCCGAAATCCTACCGTATGATTATGTCCTGGATGAGCAGGAAGCCCAAGGTGAAGGCCCTGTACGACCAGATCCAGAAGGACATCCGTAGCGGGGAGGCACGTGGTGCCCGCCTGGATAACAACATCGGCCAGATGTTCGCCGACCACGAGGAGGTTCTACGCACGCGGCACGCTATGCGTGGAGCTGTGTTCACTGGCGCGTTGAGCTGGATCAAGCGCAACTTCTACCGCCGGGCAGAGCCTCTGCACAAGAGGACCGCCAAGTGGCGCAAGGAGCAGGGAGTAAAAGGCGTAAGCGAGGACCCGATGGTCGAGTTGCGCAAGCTGGCGTACACGGACGCAGCGGCCAATATGTATCTGCGCGACTTCAAGCGGGACATCATTGACCGGCTGGAAGAGATTGGGGCTGACCCGGTCGACTTCGCGAAGTACCTCTTCCTGCGCCGAGCGAGGACCGAACGTGAAGAGTTGTGGAACCCGGGCGGATTCATCGGCGAGACGGCCAAGGATACAGATGAAGCCCTGGAGGAGCGGGTAGGCAGCGAGATATACGCGCTGTTCGGGGAATTGCGGAAGAAGTTATTCCAGCTTCGCGAGCACCACATCTTCCCGGTCCTGGTTCAGGAGGGGATGTACACCAAGAAGCTCTACGACAAGATCCTCACCAACGAGGACTACGTGACCTTCGACGTGACGAAGTTCCTGGAGGATCGCCTCGGGTCAGAGGGTCTTGGCATGATCCACAAGCAGGTGGGCACGCTGGAGGGTATCGGGAACGTGCTCGACGCCACGGTGATGAAGGACCTGTCCCTCCTGATGAACGGCTACGCTAACCGAGCCAAGCGCAAGACGATTCAATGGATGCTGAACAACACCGACATGAAGGAGATCCAGCCAGCCAAGACCCACAGGGTGTCGATCGGACGCCGTAAGGTGTGGGATGAGAAGGCAAATGACTGGGTGGAGAAAGAGGTGTTCGTACGCCAGCCGAAGGAGCCGAGGAATAAGAACTGGGGCCTGGTTACGATCCTGCAGAACGGGCAGATCAAGGGGTACTACGTGCCCAAGGAACTCGCGGACCTGTTCACGAAGGACGTGTTCCTGGGAGACGTCGTATTCAAGACGCTCTCGGCGCTCGCGCAACCGTTCAAGGAGATGTACGTGGGGATGAACCCGTTCTTCTCGATATGGAACGCGCAGCGTGACTTCCGGGCCACCGTGAAACAGCTTCCGCAGCTTGGTGCGGTAAAGGGTCCCTGGACCCTGCTGAAGTACTACGGGAAGGCGTGGACGGACACATGGGCAGACGTGGTGCGAGGCGAGCAGAGCGAAACCGTGCGCTGGATGTACGAGAACCGGGCGCTGATCGCCGGGCGCGGCCACGGTATGGCGAGGCCCTACCTTGCGCTGAAGCGCGGCAAGCTGCCGAGCTGGTATAGCTCCGACGAGGCTGGCAGCGTAGAGCGCCTGTTCGACGAGTACCAGATACGGGAGCTGAAGGGCAAAAAGCGCTCCCCGCTGAACCCGTTGCGCTGGCTCGGTGGCCTGAAGAACTTCCTCCAGAACTACAACAGGTTTTGGGAGTTGCTCCCGAAGGTCGCAGGCGCGAAGTTCCTCCGCGAGCGTACGGACCTGCCAGAGGACAAGATCGTGGACCTGCTCCTCACGCGCGTAGGGTCTCCGGACTTCAGGGATGGCGGGGCTCTGCGCCTGATCTACAATAACATCTGGATCTTCTCCAACGCGCAGACGGTCGGCATCCAGTCGGCTGTCGAGACCGTCAAGGAGACGCCTATCACGTACGCCGTGAAGACCGTGCTCTACGACATCATCCCGATGGCGCTGAAGTACGCTGCCCTTTATGGCCTCCTCCCCTGGCCGGATGAGTGGAAGGAGACGATGCAGGAGATCATGAAGCGTGTGCGGAAGCATGACATGCACCGGAAGCACATCATCCCGCTGTGGCTCACGGAGGAGGGTGAGGCTGCGTACGCCATCCTCCCGATGGACTTCCAGGGAGAGATGGCTGTAGGTGCGCTGTCGGCTCTGTTCGAAAGCATCAATGACAAGGACATCACCAACTTCAACAAGTTCCTCCAGGGTGAGATGCCGTTCTCAAGGCTGAACCCGGTCATCAAGATCGCGCAGGTGGCGTGGCAATACAACCAGGGATCGAACCCAATCGACTCGTGGACCGGTCGCCCGATCATCGACCCGAACCGTATGGAGGCTGGCGGTAAGTACGCAGCCGAGGACATCTTCCGGTGGTTCTGGAACCAGACGCTCGGCGGAATGACCGCCCGGGCCAACCGCAGCGGGCTCCGCACGGTGCGCGGTGACTTCGAGGAGCGAATCAAGGGCACGTGGTTTGTCGAGCCAGCCGTTTCTCGCCTGATCCGCTTCAGCAACCGGAAAGAATTCCCGATGGACGACCCGGAGGTCCGTAAAGCGGGCAGGATGGACGCCAGGAACAGCGAAGGGGCCAGGAAGACCATCCGTAAGCACATCGAGGCGTTCGGCCGTGAGAAGCCATCCTCGAAGGCCCTGGCGAAGGCTCGGCTCGCTGCCTACAAGGAAGCGAAGGCGAAGGGGTACATCCCGAAGAGCTACAAGTTCGGCTACTGGAAGCGCCGCTGGGACAACGCTCTCGTCACCCGCTGGGGGAGTCAGGTAGACCGCGTGAAGCGTTACGCCTCCAAGAGCCAGCGCCGGGTGCTCGACGGGATCGACGGAGGGGACCTCCTGGGGGACCCGAACAAGATCACTCCGATCAACCGTACCGCCCCGATGTTCGACAGTGACGCGCTCGACGACGCCATCCTGGAGCACCTCGAAGGAAAATAGCGTCAAAAGTTCTTGCAATTACCGTCAAGATTGCTGTAAATTACCAGCATGAGAGCGGTGAAACTGCAGGAATTCCGCAATATGTTGCGGGTGAGCCGACCAACCTTCCGGCAAATAGCGTCTGACGTTATTTTCGACTGCCGGGAGCGCGACGGGGTTCACGTAGGTCTCAGGGTCTCGGGTGAGTTCCTTGAGAAAAATCACCGCCAGGGACTCGCGCACGCGGGTGACATCATCCTGAACGCCATGACCGGATTGCCAATGCAGGCCCTCATGAAAGCTGGGGAGGCAGCATGGGGAATGGACATGAGTGAGTCGTGGGTGAGGTTGAAGGTGCGTGAGGGCGCGATACCGCACTTCCGTTTCGGGAAACGGACGCTGCGGTTCTGGTGGTGGGAGTTGGTGAAATGGTGTGGCTACGACGCAAGTCGAGCTGATATCGAAATGAGGGAGAAGGTGTATGACTACGGAAAAGCCCAGGCAGGAACTCGTCAGCATGGAGGATGTGTCGCTCATCCGCACCCGGGAGGGCAACGAGGTCCGCATGATGAAGTCGAGGGCGCGCCTGTCGGTGGACGATGGCACGCTGGTGAAGCTGCCGATGTCGGAAAACCTGGGTACGAGGAATTCACCGGACTGGCGGAACGTCTTCATCCCGTCCGCGAAAGGCTTTGGTAAGCTCGCAGCCGACTGTGGGATCATCTGTCAGCCCGCTGACACGGTGGTTGCCAACGGCACGGAGCAGCCGAACGGGTACCAGGACCCAGAGACCGGTGTGATTTACTACCGGGTCAAGGCCGGTGGGTTCACGAAGATGGGCATCCCGTGCATCTCCGACCGCACGGTCTCGTTCGACGTGAAGCTCTACAACCTCCAGGACCTCATCGCGAAGGCCGACAAGTTCCCGGCCATCGTGAAGATCCTGCCGAAGCAGTTGGAGGGGCCGGGCGAGATGTGGGCACGGTACGACCTCGACGAGGCGACCAACCTGTGGGTCGACTGCTCCGCAAAGGAGTTCGTGAAGTGGCAGAAGGAAATGGTGAACCGCCGAAAGAACGCTGCGCGTATCTGCCAGACGTTCGCCGAGCGTAATGCCATCGCCCATCACCCGGCGCTGCCCCCTCGCCGTAAGTTCTACGAGCCGCAGACGGTCGAGACGACTTACTGCTGGTACTCCAGGGACGGAGGGATGCGCTGGGACGGGAGCACGCTCGACATCGAGCGCCAGCTCGCCGAGGGCGGTGGTTCCGGAGAGGTTATCGTGGAGCAGGGTGCAGACGAGCTGCACGCAGAGGACGAGCACGCAGTCATCGCGGCCGACATCTCGGCCAACCCGGTGGAAGAGGCTGACGCCTCCGAGCCAGAGGATGATCTGCCTTTCGGAGGTGGCAAGCCGGAAGAAACGAAGGAGACGAACGAGCTGGAGGAGCTGATTAAGGAGCTGGGCAAGCTCAAGCGCAAGAAGACGGCGTACGCCAAGGCGTGCAAGGCCGTCGGCGTGGGTGTGGATGAGCCTATCGAGCTTCTCCCCATGCCCAAGCTGGTCGAGATGATCGACCTGATGAAGAAGGCGTAGCGACAAAGAAGGGACAAAGGACGTGATTACAAAGGTTAGCTTGGAGAACGTGCGAGGACAGACGAAGGAGCAGGAGTTCGGGGAGAAAAACCTATTCATCGGGCCGAACGGGTCCGGCAAGAGCACGCTGGTTCACGCTGTGGATCTGGCGCTGCTGGGTTACCTCCCCGGCTACCAGAAGAAGGCCGTCATGGCAAACGCCTCGGCCGACACAATGATGGCTGGCGTTGTCGTCGACGGGGTTGACGTCGAGCGGCGGTGGACGGCCGGGAAGACGCTGAGTGAGAGGGTTATCGTGAACGGGGTTCCGGGGAATAGGAATGCGGCGGAGTCGATGTTGAGGATGTGCCTTGGCGCAGAGCCTCGCCTCATCGATATCCCCGCGTTCTGGGCGATGACCGGCACCGATAAGCGGAGGATGATCCTCGGCATGGTGTCCGACCAGGAGACAATCAAGAAGCTGACCTCAGACGAGAAGGCTGCGCGGGACGCCCTCAGTCGGGCACGCAAGGCGCGCCAGTCTGCCGAGAAAGCTGTCGAGACGATCGTGAAGTCGCTCTCCGAAATGGAGCGGCCTGTCGGCGATCTTGGCGAGCTGAAGAAGGAGCTGAGCGAGGCGCAGGTCGAGTTCTCCGATGCGCAGAAGCGCGTGGCAGAGGGGATGGCCAACGACAAGGCCCGGGCGCACCTGAAAGAGCGCGTGGACTCGCTGGAGGACAAGAACAACCAGCGGATCGCCTACACTGCTGAGCAGAAGGACGCAGAGGAAAAGCTGATGGCTCTGCTCACCGAGCTGGATGACGCAACGCAGCTCGCTGAGGAGTCGCGGGTCCACGAGGCATCGAAGGAGATCATCGACGCCATTGCCGAGGTGATGGCCTTGCTGGCCAACCACCCCGACCTTGCGAAGCAGGTTGCGTATGTTCTCCAGCGTATCGCTCCAACAGAGGAGCAGGTGGAGCAGGCGCGGATCGCATGGTCGACGGTGAGCACCCTCCAGAGCAAGGTCAACAAGCTCCAGAAGGTGAAGTCCAAGGCGGAGCGTCAGGTCGAGATGCTGGACGCAGAGATCAGCGCAATCGAGCGAGATCGAAAGGCCGGAGACAAGATCGGCGAGGGGTTGGACAAGAACGACGAGGCGGTCATGGCTGGGACGGCCAAGAAGATCGAGGGCATCCAGAAGGCCATCGAGCCTATCGTGAAGTACGATACGGTGAGGAACGAGGCCGAGAAGGCGCGTATTGCGGCCCAGGAGAAGGTATCGGATGAGGATGCGGCCAAGGCCGACCTGAGCAAAGCAATCGACGCACAGGCGAGCGTGGTGCGCGCAGCGGCCTCGCTGCTGGCAGAGCGTTCCCGGTCTGTCCTCCCAGAGGGAGAGCTGGAGTTGGATGACGACGGGACCGATATTACGATCAGGTGGAAGGGTGTGCAGCGAGAGACGCTCAGCGGCGGAGAGCAGGTTATCTTCGACGCAGCGGTCGGGCACGCGCTTGCCACCACGGCTCTCGTCGTGCTGGAAGCAGCCGAGGTTGACACGTGGCCCGGCCGAGACAACCTGTTCAAGGTGCTTGCCCACATCGGCAACATCAAGGACCTTCAGTGCGTGGTGATGACCTGTCATCAGCCGCGCAGTATTCCCGAGGAGTGGAACGTGGTCGACCTCAGCGGGGAAACGCAGGATGCAGCTTGACCAGCACCAGCAAGCAGCAGTAGACACAACGTCGGCCCGGGCTCTGGTATCCGCAGTACCAGGGTCCGGGAAGACCCTCACCCTCACCCACCGGTTCTTGAAGTTGGTGGAGGAGGTCCCTCCTTCCAAGATCGTCCTGCTCACATTCACGCGACATGCGGCACGGGAGATCAAGGCAAGGATCGGAGAGAAGGCCGGACTGGCTTTCATCGGTACGTTCCATTCGTTCGCCCTGTCCATCGTCCGCCAGTGGGGCAAGGTGCAGGGCTGGGAGCCGTCCTGGCTCGGCGTGCTGGACGACTGGACCGCCATGAAGGAGGAGTGGGATGTCCTCGTAGACGTCGGCCTCAAGAGCAAGCGGGGCGGATGGAGCGGGGTGTCGTGGGCGGACAAGGCAGGGTGGGAGCACTACAAGGCGAGGATGCTGGTAGATCCAGCCGGTGAGAGCGCCAGCGCCAGCGAGCGTGAAACCTACGGGCCTGCATGGGGGGCACTGTGCGGAAGCCTGAAGTCGCAGAACGTGCTCACCTACCAGACGCTCATCTACGAAGCACGGAAGATCATGGGGATGGAATATCTCGCCCCCGAGATCCGCAAGAACTACCGGCACTTCCTGGTAGACGAGTGCCAGGATACGGATCTTGGACAGTGGTCCCTCATGGAGGACTTCGAGCCTGACACGATCTTCGCTGTCGGTGACATCGACCAGTCGATCTACGAGTGGCGTGGCGCTTGCCCGCAGAACATCATCGAGTTCTCCAAGACGGCGGAGAGGTACACCCTCCCGACCACCTACCGGTTCGGGGCCAACGTGGCCGAGCCTGCCAACACGCTCATCCAGCGGAACATGAGCAGGATACCGGTCACCATTAAGCCTGCCGATCACCTTAGCGGTGGGCTCACGTATTTCGCAGGGGAGCAGGCGGGCATCACGGGGGTGGTGGACTTCATAAGCTCGCTGGTAGAGGACGGAGCCAGAGAGACTGACATCGCGGTCATCGGGCGGACCCATAGGCAACTGGACGTGGCCGCTTCACAGCTCATTGCGGCTGGCCATACCGTGGACCGGATCACGCCCAACGACGAGATGACGAAGATGCCTATGATGCGGGCCGCGATGGGGTACGTGAGGCTCGCCTGCAACCCGAAAGACAACCGGGCCTTTATGGCAGTGGCCCAGCACGAGGGCCTCACACCAGAGGCGATCCTAGAGATTCGCAAGGAGGCACTGGCCCGTGGCTGCTCGCTCTCGCAGTGTACCCGCTCAATCCAGCCGGACACGCTTGAAAGCATCCAGGACCACATGCTCCAGGCGAGGGTTCTCTCCAGGCTGGAGATACACGAGGTGAAGGACGCCATCCAGTGGCTTGGTGACCTGATGTGGACCGAGGGGATCACGGAGATCCGAGAGCTGATCGAGGTGTTCGCCATGCGTGGCGTGCAAGACAAGATGCCCTCTGCTCCGGAAGGGATCACCGTATGCACCGTCCATGCAGCGAAGGGTCTGGAGTGGCCTGCCGTCTGCGTCATCGGCCTTACCGAGGGAAGATGGCCCTCGTCTGGATCTATCCGAGAGGGTAGGCTGGAGGAGGAACGACGGCTTGCGTACGTGGCCATCACGAGGGCCGAGAAGCACCTGATGATCGCAAACACTTCGACGACTAAACCCGAGAGCATGTTCATGCCGGAGATGAAGTCATGAGAGTGAGACTGGAAGACCTACCTCCCGCGATGCGCCGACAGGTGGAGGAGCAGCTCGCCTTGTCGGATCACCGAGTGCCACCCTTGATCGAGTGCCCGCAGGCGAAGATCCAGGCAGATGCGAAGAACCGCATGAACGGGACGGAGCACCTGTACTCCCAGCTACTGGATTGCAGCAGCGAGGTTGCGATCTGGAAGTTCGAAACGATCAAGCTCCGGTTGGCCGACCGTACGTGGTACACGCCGGACTTCTTCGTAATCAAGACGGACGCCTCTTGCGAGTTCCATGAGGTCAAGGGGTTCTGGCGAGACGATGCGCGAGTGAAGATCAAGGTAGCGGCAGAGCTATTTCCGATGTTTCGATTCATCGCTATCCAGAAGGTGGATGGCGAATGGAAGACCGAGGAGTTCTAACCAAAGGAGGACGAGATGTTCGCGAAGGATGGGAAGACGTGCAAGGACTGCAAGTATTTCGAGAACACCGACCCGCAGCCGGACCAGTTCCACTGCTTCCGCTTCCCCCCGGCGCGTGACGGCGGACGTCCCGAGATCCGGCCGACCACGAGGGCGTGCGGCGAGTTCAAGTAGACAATTTGCCCTGGCATCCCTCCGCCATGACCAGCGCGAAGGGCCGATACAGTGGGTGAGAAGTAACAGTAACCGTTTCTTCCACGAAGAACCGACTGGTCCGAGAGAGACATGTCGGCCTGCTGTGAGCGATGGGGTGCCAGGGCATTTATTACCGCAGGGGATGCCAGAGTGGGAATGGGCTGGGTAGCGCCCAGGTCGAGGGTTCGAGCCCCTCTCCCCTGCACAACAACAAGGAGGCATACGATGAAGACGTGCAGATTCTGCGGAGGCAGAGGATACCTGGGTACACCCAAGGCCCCGTACGGCCCAACGCCGTGTGACTGCGTGATGGACAGTGACGAGGACACGCCTGACTCCGCCCGTGACGATGTGGAGCCTGCCGACTGGGAGATCGAACGGGCCGAGTGCCATCGGCGCGGGGAGGCGTACTGATGATAGTACCAGTAGTACTAACGAGCCTGATGCTCGTGATGTGGTTCGCAGCCGTGCACCACCACCGGCCCACCTCGCACCCGGACTGCCCGAAGGAGGTGAGCGATGAGTGAACGCAGGATCGTGACGGAGGAGGAGTGGAATGCAGTGGCCGACTTCTGGTGGCGAGCAGGCATTGCTGCCCAAAACAGGGCACCTGTTCCGACGGTAGACGAAGGTCCGCAGTTCACCGACCTCCCCCTCGCCCCCTCGCCGGAGGATATCCGGTTGGTGGCGGAGGCGGTTATGGACATGTACGTTTCCGACAAACACGAAGCCGCAGCCCGCAGGCTGCTGGAGGTAAGCGGTGAGTGACGACGATGCTGGCACAGTGACCTACACACTGACAGGCGTTGCGAGGTTTCTATTTGTGATGTTTGTGTGGCCAGTATTGATGTGGCTTGTGATGATATTTCTATTCGTTGCGATGGCGCTCGGCGGGCTTCTAGCGCTTTTCGGGAAAGGGCAGAGAGATGTCGATGCCGCAGGTATGTGACCGGATACCGGAAGCGACGGCCGAATACGTCAAGGCGCTAGGTAAGGCGCGCTTCTGGAGCAAGCGAAGCCAGGGATTCAGCGCCACGCGCAAGGACGGATCGGTGTGCCGGGAGGATAATGACATCGAGGCAACCCTGGCCGAGTTCGCCACGTGCAGGCACCTTGGCCTGCCTTTTGACGAGGGGATCTACCGAGGTGGAGACGGCGGGCAGGATGCGGTCCTGTCGCTCACGATCGAGATCCTGTGGCTCGGAAGGCATCCGGATGGGAGCGTGCGGTACAACGGAAACGCCATCATGAACCCGGAAGAACCGCAGCGATGGGCAGATATTTACGTGGTTGTCGGCGGTGGAGACACTGAAGGCTGGACAATCATGGGGTGGACAACGCATAACGTAATGGTGCAGCAGGAGTTGAGGGATTTCGGCAACGGCCCAAGATGGGGAGTCCCGTGCGACAGGCTATACGACATCTCCTCGCTCACTGCTCTGAAAAGGCAAGGGTAGGGAAACACAACAAGGAAGGAGAGATGCGCAATGAAACTCAATTCATGCACGTTTGCAGGGAGGCTCGGGCACGACCCGCAGATCAAGAGCTTCGACGACGGCGGGAGTATCTGCGAGCTGTCCGTCGCTGTCAGCGCCGGGTTCGGAGACCGGGCAACAACCTCATGGGTGAGAGCCATCTGCTTTGGTAAGCAGGCCGACTTCGCCCGCGACAACCTCGCCAAGGGTGACCTCGTCATCATCGCCAACGCCGAGTACAAGCAGCGCAAGTACAACGCGAAGGACGGAGGTGAGCGCACTAGCCACGACTTCATCGTCGGCTACGGCGGGAGCGTCCAGAAGGTGTGGCCCAAGAAGGGCGAGGAAGGCCAGGGGACACGAGCGCCTGCCGAGAAGAAGCCTGACCCGCGCTTCGGGTGCAACGCTTCTAGCGCCGCTGCCGAGACCGATGAAGATGAGCTTGGTCCCTGGTAGAGGAGGTTGCCATGATGGACTTCAGGACGAAGACACAACAGGTGTCTCTCCACCACCTGATGACGTCTACGAGAACGTGGATTGTATCGGCAGGCAGATGGAGATCGCACACGACAAGCTCACGCGAGACCCGTGCGAGGCCAACGTGAATGATGCGAGCGACTGCATCCGCAGAGCGTCAGACCTCACCGTGGACCTGTGCTCGGCAATCCACCGACTCATTTCCGGCGAGGACGTCGAGGAATGGGATTGACCACCGGAGGTGTGAAGATGGCAAAACGCTTCACCTGCACGGAGAAGTGGTCGGACCCGTGGTTCCGGAAGCTGCGGCCGGTGGACAAGCTCATGTGGGTCTACATCACGGACAACTGCGATGCCGCAGGCGTCTGGAAGGTGGACATGGAGATGGCGCAGTTCTGCATCTGCGCCTCTCCCGACATGGGTGAGTTCGTCTCGGACTTCCTCGAAGCCTGCGAGGGCCGAGTGATCCCGTTCAACGACGGGAAGCTGTGGGCAATACCGTCCTTCATCGAGTTCCAGTACGGGGAGTTGAAGCTCTCTTGTGCTCCTCATCGAAGGGTTTTTGCATTGCTCAAAGCACATTCACTCAAAGGGTACCCTAAGGGTACTTTAAGGGTAGTACCTACCCTGCAAGAAGAAGAAGAGGAAGAAGAAGAAGAAAAAGAAGAAGATAAGAGGGGGAGTGTGAGGGGGAGAAAAGAGGCCCCCGCCTACAGCGAGGAGTTCACCTCCTGGTGGGCTGGATACCCGAAGAAGATCGGGAAGGTTCGGGCGTTCGCCGAGTGGAAGGCAGCGAAGAAGCGAGGGATGACGGCCGACGTTGCAACTGTCGCACTCGGCGGGTACATACGGCTGTGTGAACGGGAGGAGAGGAAGATCCTCGACCCCGAGCGCTGGCTGAAGTACAACCGTTGGGCTGACGACTACGCCGAGGCCACGAAAGACCCGTCGGATGAATGGGGGAGGTTCTGATGCACTACCTGCTGGTTGCGTTGATCGAGCCGGACCAGAAGGACCGGGTCAGGGATAGGCTCTCCGAGCTGATGGCCCCGTTTGACGAGGATCTGGAGGTTGAGCCGTACCTCGACGAGGACGGCGAGGAGACTACCTGGAATCCTGACGGGTACTGGGATTGGTATCGGCCGGGGGGGAGATGGGACGGCTGGGCCATCGATGACGAGCGCCGGGGATTCAACTTCACGGGCGAGTTTGAGACCCTTGAGCGCAACATGACGACCACTGACTCCCTCCTGGAGCGCGAGAAGGTGCCGTACTCGCTCCTGACGCCAGATGGGTGGGATGACAGGTCGGACGACCCTGCTCAAGGGGATGCGTGGAAGGGGACGTGCCTGAAGGCGTACCGCGACCGCCCGGGATGGATAGCCGTGGGGGTGGACTACCATGGCTGAGAGGAGGCCACGATGATGGAAGCACACGGGATGGATCGCTGGTGGAAACTCCTCGCAGCCTACTTCGGCGTGAAGCTGACCAAGGACGAGATCGACGGCTGGGAGGGTGAGCTGGAGCGCGAGATACGCCACCTCATGCCAGGGGAGATTGCGTCGGCGATACGATGGAAGTCGAGGCAGTCGGACACGGAGCCAGGGCGGTTCCGCAGCAAGCCCACGCTGAAGGACATCCGCATCTGGGTGTTCCAATGGCGCAGGGAGGCGAGGGACGCATCGGGCGGAGCCGAGGCGGAAGCCTGCGACCGGTGTTACGAGGGTTGGCTGTCGTTCAGGGCAACATACGACGACTACCCGAACGGGCCGCTCTCCGAGGTCGATGTCTTCCCTGACCGCCCGGGCCAGCACAACACCTCGCTGCCGTGCCTGTGCAAAGCAGGCGAGGAGCACATGAATCGCATCCGGACGCGGTGTAAGGACGAGGGACTAGACGGACTCTTGAGTCTGCGGCGTACCGTAGGGAAGCGCTGGAAGCGGGCAGAAGCGGCTCTCGCTGCCGCTAACGCCCAATGGGATACCAGTGTGGCCACCCCTGCGGAAGCGCCGTTCTAGACGCAACGAGGGGCTTGGATGGCGAGTCCAAGCCCCTCTGAGTCAGTTTTTCCGCCCGTAGCCACAGGGCCACGGGAGTTATTCGATTGTAGGCTGCTTCGCCTGCGCCTCCTTGGCCGTTCTCGCGGCTCTCATCGCCTTCGCTTGCTCACTGGTCAGGGTGCGCCTGCTCTTGCGACCGCCCTCCCTGCCGAAAGTCGCCGTAGGGTCTGTGTGACACATCGGGCAACGCGGCTTGAATTCCACATGGCAGACTGGACACTCCATAGCCTAGAGCCTCACCGTCTGCTCGCCAGCACCGACCGTCCCGTCGGCAACGCCAGGGGGCGGGGGGCCAGGGTCTTTTACCACGGGCTTCGCCTTGCTGGCCTTGCGGGCCCTGCGGATCTTCCCGTTCGCCGGTCGGCGCGGCTTCGTCTCGCGCTTGCGGATGCGCCACACGCCGAACATCCCACCCGGGAGTTTGCAGATTTTCAGGCTCATCTTGGCCTTGCGGGCAGCGTTATCCAGCGCCTTCGCCTGCTTCTCGCTGCACTCGGCCATGTGGCCAACCTTCAGGGCCCTCACGATCGCATCGAAATCGATCCCGGCAGTCTCTCCACCCGGGCACGGGACTCCACTGTAGATCTTGATCCCGTCGATGTCTGCGATCTGCTTCTTCGTCTGCTTCTTGGTTACCATTGTCCTGTTCCTTCCTTGTGTCAAATCAGGGGCTTGTCGCCCCCCTCGGTTACTTCACGATACGACGCCATCTCGGCATCTTCCCACGCCTCTACTCGGCACAGCTTCCTCCCGGCCAGCCGATTGATCTGCCTTCTCCCTCTCATCGTTCGACACCAGCAGAGGAGGCAGAGGCTCGCCCCCTCGCTGGTGACCTTCAGCTCCCTCAGCTCACCGCACGTGTCACACGTCGAGTAGCTCACGAACGCGCCCCCTTTGACGGGTCGAAGTCTTCGACTTTCATATCGGGCACGGGTGCCCAACGGATCTCCATGTCAGCGTAGAAGATCCCGTCGTACTCGATCAGGTCGTCGTAGTGCAGCAGCTCGACACGAACGCCAACAGTCGGCTCCCCGACCGCAATGCTCCCGTACGTCCATTTGACCCACGATACGCGCAGGCACGGGCCTTCACGCCCCCAGCCTTCCAGCTTCTCGTCTGGGCGCGTGCGCCCGTGGAATAGGTGTAGGTACATCATGGCGTCAACTCCCTGTAGAGTTGCCAGAAGTTACCCTCCAGCCGATCCCCGAAGACCCGCACGAAGTCGGAAAGATCCTCCTCGCCAGTGATATCCAGCTCATCCACGAAGGGCTTGGTCAGCCGCATCGTGAGCGTCGGCGTGCAAGCCACGTCGCCGTTCGAATACTCACCGTACAGGTCGATCCGGTACGGCAGGTAACCGCCGCACCCCTCGGTGTTCAAGAGAACCGTAGTGTCCTCATTCCTCGCGCTCGGTGCGATCGCCCAGCGGGACGCCCGCGTCTTGAAATCGACAAGCGTCACCTTGTCGTTGCTCATCGTGACCGAAAACAGCCCTACGGCCCTCTCCAAGAGCGGCGTGAGGTCGATAACCTGTACCGTTACCCCCGTCGGTCTCGATTTCTTCTCTGTCAGCCCGTTCGTCATCGCCTTCCCCTCCTTGTTGCTTCCGTCCGTGATAGAACACACCGGACATCCATCCAGACCGCAAAACCCAGCACTGTCACGTCCAGCAACGCCAGCGGCCCGGGCTCCCTCTTGAGAACCGTCCACAGCATCCGCACGAACATGGCCCACAACACTGTCCTCATCGGTTCCTCCTTGCCCGCAAGCGGGCTTTCTGGTATGCTTTTCCTCGGGTTGATTGACGTCCATCGTCATCGCCTTCCTTGTTGGCCCCGGGATTCCTTGCCGGTCCCGGGGCCGTGCTTTTCTATGCCCTTTTGATATCCCGGCGATAAAGGGACAGCGCTTCGACCGGATCGCCCGCCGTCACTATCAAACGCCCCTCGGTATCCACAATTTCGGTAGTGGACTCATCAATCACGTTGAAACGCAGGTTGCCCGGGAGAGCCGTCCCCAGCTCTACTGCCTCATCCTCGGGCGTCTGATCTTCCCACTGATCGTATGATAGGCCCAACTTGCGCCCGCGATCCCACAGGGCTTCCCGCTCGGGATAGTCCAGCCCGTGAATCCCGTGCCACGTGACAGCAGCCGCGTCACGGTACTGCGACAGGAGCCGCTTGTTGATGTCGTCTCGTCTGGACATGACTTCTATCTGCCGATCCCTGTCCTTTATCAGCGCATCGGCCTCGCGTAGGTCTTGCTCCCGCTCGGCTACGGCCGCAGTGGCCTCGACAAGCTGCGCCCTGACCTCATCCAGGAGCGGGCAGGTGTGTTCCGTTGTCATTGTCTTGCTTCCTTCCTTGCGAGGGCGGAAGCCCCGGGGTTTCCCCCGGGGCCGTCGTTCCGCCCGGGTTACGCGATACGGGCGGGCATCATGATCGAATAGCAACCGTCGGTCTTGTTCTCCCGCAGGACGTCCACCAGCCCCTGACTCGCTGCACGCGCCTCGATAACCGCGCCACCCAGCTCGAAAAGCGCCCGCGCCGTTTCCTCGCTCATCACTTTGTCGTTTACTGCTACCATGCCTCGCTCCTTGTGTCGGGGACGGGCCGAAGCCCGCCCCCCGGTTAATCAACCCACTACCACGTCCACCAGCACGCCAACCTCGCGATCGTACCGCTCGACAACCCGCCGCACGCACCCAGCAAGGAACGTGACTTCCCCGCTGTCCAGCGCGACCGTGATACGCGCCACGCTGTCCCGCTCGGTCGAGAACTCGACTGTCCCGAACCCGTGCAGCTCCATCCCGATGCACCGAACGAACAGTTCGACAACCGCGCCCGTCCGCTCGCACGCCCGCAGGCAGGCAAGCGCTTGCGGGTCTGCGCCGTCCACCGCAACCGGCAGCTCCTCGGGGTGTCGGTCCTCCTCGGTCAGGCAGTCGCATACCGACCTCGGCAACCAGCAAGCAGGGCAGGTTGCCGTGTGTACGTCGTTCTTGGTCTTAGGTGTGTCTTTCATAGGGTCAGCTCCTCGGGGGCATTAGGGGGCCTTACAGCCCCGCTTCGGCTTCGACCCGCTCACGCTCGGCCTTCGCTTTCGCCTCGGCCCGCTCCTTGTGCTCCTGCCGCAGGCGCGCAACCACTGCGGCCCACTCCTCGGAGTGCGCCTCGACCAGCTCCCGGTCACTCATACCGATGTACTCGCCCTCATGCTCCTCGACCGCGTCCCGCAGCGCCTGTTTAATCTCTTCAAGCTTGTCCTCGAAATCCCCGACAAGCGACCCGATACAGTCGTAGATCGCGTCCCCGCCGCAGCTCGGGCAGTCGATGTATTCCCAGTCATCAAGCGCGCTTTGCAGCTCGTCACGCTCCTCGCTTTCGCAATGGTTCGTGGCGTATGACATCGCCGTGTAGGCCAGCCCAAGACCCTGCTTTGCAGCGTACAAGCTAAGCCCCGCTGTGCAGAGTAGAAAGGAGTTGCTTTCGTTCGCCCCGTGCACCACCTTGCGGCAGACTTCCGCGTAGTGGTCTTCCAACGTCCCCTGCGCCGTCTCGATTTCGTCCCGCAGTGTGTCTATCTCGTCTCTTGTCATTGCTCGTCTCCCTTGTGTGTGCGGGGGGGCTTGCGCCCCCCTCTTGGTGTGTTTAGATCCCCCACCGCGTTGCCAGCACGCTAAGGTGGTGCCGCAGCTCGTCCTTGCTCATCTCGTACGCGTCGAGTCCCCTCGGGGGCAGTCCCGTTGCGACCCGATTCTCCTCGACGAACACCGCCAGCTTGCGCCGCAGTGCGACCGCCTCGGGGCGGAAGTGCTTCTCCACCTCGTAGTCAACGTCCATCTCCTTGGCTCCTTGTGTGCGTCGGCCAGACCACCCGACCAACATCACTACGCTACCTTACCCCCTTACGTATGTCAACACCCGTTTTCACTCCCGAACTACGGCCTTGACTCAATACCCCAAAATCGCTATAGTTGGGGGGTACCTACGGGGGGGGGTTGATATGCCTACTGTAAGATACCAAGAGCGTCTGCTTAACGCCGCTGCAACCCTCGTTGCACCCCTCGGTTATTCCCGTCCAACAGAAGCAGCCGCTGCCGTCATAGAGCACGCACAAGCGCTTCACGATGCCCTTTCACAATCGCGCCTACGAGCTACACGCAAGCGCCGTAAACCATGAGCACCTCCTACAAACACGCCCCCGAACCCCCGCCCGGCCTGCCCAATGACACCCTCGACGACCGCGCCATTGAAGCAACCATTTCACGCTTTGACCTCCTGCATGGACAAGCGCCCTCCCACCGCACCGGCGGTATTGCGCCTCGGTCGAAAGTCGGGCCGGATGACCGGATATTGCCCATGGGTGGAATCCCGCGTGTGCGCCGTATGCGGGCTTATCTCACCGCCCTGGCGAAGACCGGTATCCACCGCGATGCCTGCCTCGCTGCGGGGGTCTCGGCCAATACGCCGCAGCACTGGAAGGAGCGTGTCCCCGACTTCGCCGCTGCCCGTGCCGCGTGCTTAGAACTGGCCGCAGACCGACTTGAATCCGAAGCTCGACGCCGGGCCGTTGATGGAGTCGAGGAGCCTGTTGTGTCGCAAGGCAAGGTCGTTGCCTACACCCGACGCTATTCCGACCGCCTCCTAGAGCGTCTGCTGGCCGCAAAGCGCCCTGCTGAGTTCTCGG